GTGACCGTCGATTGCCGCGCACCGGACTTGCTTGAGCGCGAGCCCGCGCTGGAGGCCCTGCGCAGCGCCATTGCGTCTGCTGCGACAAGGGCCGGCCGGGCCGTACTCGTCACCGGCGAGGCCGGCATCGGCAAGACCAGCCTGCTGCGCCAACTGGTGGCGCAGCAGGACCGACGCCAGCGCTGCCTGTGGGGGGCTTGCGATGACCTGTTCTCGGCGCGGCCGCTCGGGCCCTTGCGCGACATCGCGCCGCGACTGAGCGCCGAGTTGCTGCGTCTGATCGACGGGGGAGCCGCTGCACCGCTCATCTTCGCGGCCTTGTTCGATTGCCTGCAGCGCAGCGCCGACACCCTTGTGCTGGTGTTCGAGGACGTGCACTGGGCCGATGAGGCGACGCTGGATCTGATCCGCTATCTCGGCCGCCGGCTCGCGTCACTGCCCGCCGTGCTGGTGCTCAGCTACCGTGACGACGAGGTCGGCGCGCAGCACCCGCTGCGCCAGGTGCTGGGCGACCTGCCGGCGCAGATCCTGATCCGCCTGCCCCTGCCGGCGCTGTCGCCCGAGGGGGTCAACACGCTGGCGCAGCGCGCCGGTCGACCGGGCACCGGCCTGCATGCGGCAACCGGCGGCAATCCCTTCTATGTGACCGAGGTGCTCGGCTGCGGCCTGGCCGAGGTCGAGCGCGGCGTGCCAACCTCGGTCCGGGATGCCGTGCGCTCGCGCCTGAGCCGCCTCGATGCAGCGCAGCGCGAGGCCCTGGACCGGCTCAGCGTGATCCCCGGCGAGGTGCCGCTGTGGCTGGCGCAGGCCTGGCTCGCACCGCCGCTGCTGGTCGCCGTCGATGCATGCGTCGCCGGTGGCCTGCTGGTCTGCCGCGACACCTCGCTGGCCTTTCGCCACGAGTTGGCGCGCCGTGCGACGGCGGACGCCTTGACACCGCTGCGCCGCGCCGACCTTCATGCCCAGGTGCTGGCCCAGCTGCTGGCACCGCCGCCGGGCCGTGCGGCGGCCCTGTCCTGGCGTCTGCATCACGCCGCGCAGGCCGGCGATGCGCTGCAGGTGTTGGCCTTGGCCCCGCAGGCCGCACGCGAAGCGGCCGCCCTGGGGGCACACCGCGAAGCCGCCAAGCAGCTGAGCGCCGCACTGCAATTCGCCCACTCGGCCTCGCCCGAACAACTGGCCGGCCTGTATGAGAGCTGGTCCTACGAGGCAGGTCTGTCGCTGATCGACGACCGTGTCGTCGAGGCCCGGCACAAGGCCATCAGGCTCTGGCAGGACCTGGGGCGCGGCGACAGGGTCGGCCACAACCTGCGCTGGCTTTCCCGGCTGTGCTGGTACCAGGGCGACAGCGCGGGAGCCGAGCGCCATGCCGAGCAGGCGGTGCGGGCGATGGAATCGCTGCCGCCCTGTGCCGAACGCGCCTGGGCCTATGCCACCCGGGCCCAGTTGCACATGCTGCAGGACCGCACCGACGCCGCGATCGAATGGGGGCAGCGCGCCATCGATCTGGCCCAGCAGCTCGGCGAAGCCGAGATCCTGTGCCATGCGCTGAACACGGTCGGCACCGCGGAGCTGTTCGCCGCACGCGCGGGAGGCCAGGCGCGCCTGGAGCACAGCCTGAAGATCGCGCTCGACCACGGCTTCCATGAGCAGGCGGCGCGGGTCTACTCCAATGCCAGCGAGCATGCGGTGGTGTTCAAGGTCTTCGAGCGGGCCGAGGCCTTGCTGCTGGAAGGCATCGCCTTCGACCGCAGCCATGACCTGGACGCCTGGACCCACTATCTGGAGGGCTGGCTGGCCCAGCTGCGCATGGAGCAGGGGCGCCTGGACGAGGCGCAGCGGCAGGCCCGGGCGGTACTGGCGATTCCCCGCCTCACCGCCGTGATGCGCCTGCCCGCGCTGACGGTGCTGGCACGGGTACACATGCGCTGCAATGCGCCCGATGCACCGGCGCTGATGCAGGAGGCCCTGCAGATCGCGCAGGGCACCGGCGAGGCACACCGCATCGTGCCGGTGGTGCTGATCTTTGTCGAACAGGCCTGGCTGCAGGGCGACCTGCCGGCCTGCAGCGGCCACCTGGCCCGGCTGGACGGGCTGAGCACCGACGAAGCCAATGGCTGGACCACCGGCGAGGTGGCGGTCTGGCGCCGCCGTGTCGATGCCGGAGCAGGCCCCGCAGTCTGCGGCGCCCTGCCTTGGGATCTGGAACTGCAGGGCCAGGCCCTCGCGGCTGCCGAGGCATGGACGGCGCTGGGCGCACCGCTGGAGGCGGCGCTGGCCCTGCTGCAGGCGGCCATCGAGCAGCCCGCTGACCAGGCGGGTGCGGCCCTGTCGCGGGCGCTGCGCCTGTTTGAAGCCTCCGGCATGCAGGCGGGCGTGTCCCGGGCGCGCTCGCTGGTGCGCGAGCTGGGCCTGCGCCACAGCCTGCCGCGCCCGGCCCGTGGGCCCTATGCCCACGCGCGCCAGCACCCGTTCCGGCTGACGGCCCGCGAGCAGCAGATCTTGACGCTGATGGCCCAGGACCTGCGCAACAGCGATATCGGCAGCCGGCTGGGCCTGGCACTGCGCACTGTCGAGCACCATGTCTCGGCGGTGCTGGCCAAGCTCGAGGTCGGCAGCCGCAGCGAGGCGGTCGGTCTGGCATGAGGGGGAGTGAGATAAACCCGGACGGCCGATGAGATATTTGCCGGAAGGCCCGGGATGGGCCGGGAGGAATCCGGATGGAGACTGAAAACGCCTTACGGTGGGCGAAATAGCCGGGCGCCCCAAAAAAGGCGCTAGCCTTGCTCTACCCAGGCCAGCAGACGTTCGGACCGCGCCAACAGGTCACCGTCTCCGGGCTCGGCAGCGGCCAGTTCCATCACGCGCAGCCGAATCTCGGCCCGGCGCAGGTCGGTGGCTCCGGCCGTCGCCTGGTCGGCGAGCAGCTCGGCCTCTATCTCTGCTCGGTGCCTTCTCGCGTACTCATGAAGCGCAGAGCGCTTGATGGGATGGCCCTCGCTGGTCAGCCATTCGGCCGTGGCGACCAGGTTACCGAAACCATCAGCGGCCAGACGCCTATGCAGCGCCGCACGGATGTCGTCGGGGAGTTTGGTGAGGCTTGGTACTGGTGGCATGGCGCGATCCTACCCTTGCACCGACTCGGCATTCCCATGCCGAATCGGTGCGGCAGCGGTCAGGCCGCGCCACTTTTGCACCCACTGGAACGGCCGGCCCTTGTATAGGTCGCCCTTTGCCGCCAGGCAGCCTTGGAAGCGCGGCCAGCAATCGCCCCAGCGCTCCCCGGTCCACCAAGCCCAGCCGAGATAGCCGGTATAGGTGACGACTTCGTAGGGGCCGACTTGCCAAGGCAAGTCACTGGAGTGAAACCACGCGGTGCGCTCCAAGTCGTCGAGCCCATCGATATCGGTCATCATCAGATCCAGGTCAGTCCGGGTCCAGGCCAGGCAAAACGCCCTGCCGCGAAGCCACCTCGCAACGCTTCATCAAGCGGATGATGTTGTAGATCTGGACGGCCGTCAGGTGGTGCTCGGCGGCCAGCTCTTCGACCCTGGCGGCGCTGTATTTGCGGGCGCAAGTGGGCGGCGGGCCGTCCTGTTGATAGGCGGCCCATATCTGCTCGTCGCGTTGACTGAGCTGGAAGTCGAGCGCGGCGGGCACATAGATGATGCAGCGGGCGTTGAGGTAGCACACCTGGTGGGCGATCTGGCGCATCAGCTCCTTCGCGCGCTCCTCGGGCACTTGCAGCTGCTCCATCAGCTCCTTGGCGCCGACGGTCACCATGTCATCGACGAGCTGGTAGGGCCGCTTGCGGCCCGGGCGGCCGGCCATTACTTGGTGCCTCCCGGCTTGCGTTCGAGCCACTTCTTAAGCGCCTCGATGACGACGGATTCTTGCGGCCAGGTCAGCCATTCCATGCGATCGACCTGGACAGTGCGCTTCACGAAGGCGTTCAGCGCGGGCATCTTGCGGTTGTCCACCAGCTCGGCGTCTGCCAGCTGCTGCCACAGGGCCCACATGAGGCGCTGGGAGGGCGTGAGGGGCTTGCGAACGGGTTTGGCGGGGGCCGAAGGCGACTTTGTGTCGCCTTTCCAGCCGCACTTGGTCAAGTGATCCAGGAAGCGCTTGCGGCCTGCGAAATCGAGGTCACCGGCCGACTTGACCTGGCTGACGGTCCAGAGGATGTCGCGATAGGTCGAATCGTCCCAGCCAAGGGCCTTTTTGGCCATGTGGATCTTCGCCAGGTCGAGCTGGCGACCCTTGGTGGTGTCCACGACGGCGGCGGTCTTCATTGCAGGCCTCACTTGCGGTTCGACATTGCGACCAGGCGGCCGACGTAGTTGATCAGCTCGCGGCGGCGGATCTGATACTCCGGCGTGGGCGGCTTCGTGTAGGTAGCCTGGTGCTCCATGTCGGTCAGGAGGTACTCAAACGGCTGTGTGTCGCCACCGGCCACCTCGCCCGGCAGCAAGTCGGCCAAGCCCACCTGCCAGCGACCGAGCAGGCCCTTGAGCTGGTCGATACCGGCCTCGCGCGGGATGTTCGCTGCGTACTGCTGCGTGTCGGCGACGCCGATGAGCAGGACGATGTTGTGATCCCGGGTTTCGAGGACCTCGGTAAGCATGGAATCCAGTTCCTGGATCAGGGTCGGCAGCAAGGTGGCGACGGTGTTGATTTGGTCAGCTGGCTTCATATGAGAAAAGCTCCAGGTTCGGATTGCGCTGGCGACGGCTCATGTAGGCCGTGTTGCGGTGGTGGTCGGCGTCATAGGCCAGGTGGTGGCGCTGGCACCAGGCGCGAAGGTTCTCGGGTGCGCAGTTCTCGGGCTGGTGATCGAGGTGGGCGACGGTGAGGACGATGACTAAGGGCTTGCAACCCTCTTCGCCGCCGGCCCAGTCCAACTCGGCGGCGAACTGGCGGGCCTCGGCAAACGTCCAGCGCCGCAGATCAGGCCAGCCCAGGCCCTGGCCGGCGGCATCGCACGGCCCGTTGCCACAAGTCGGCTGCCAGACCCACAAAACGCCGTCTGGCTGTGCCCAGCGGCCTACCGCGTACTGGCACGCCCTGCAGCCAGGCCACTCGCACCGGTGGCCCGCGCGCTCGCGGATCTCGCCGCTGATCGTCGGCCAGTTGCGCGGGTAGCGCGCGCGGTTTTCAGGCTTGATCGGCATAGCCGCTCTCTGAGGCTCGCGGGTTTTTGTACCAGCCGCGCTCGCGGCTCCAGTACATCAGGACGCCGACGAGTGCGTCATCAGCCGTGATGCGCAAGGTCGGCCATTGCTTGGGCGGCTTGCCAGCGTTCAGGACCACCATCAGCTCGGCGGCGGCCGACATGATCTCGTTGGCCTGGTGCTCATAGGAGGCATCGAAGTGCCCGAGCGTCTTCCAGGCGCCGCTGTTGTTGATCGCCAGTGAACAGGGCCTGGTCATGGTTGGTCCTCAGGTGTGATCGCGATCGCCACTTCCTCGGCCTTGTCGGCCAGCTCGGTCAGTTGCGTGCGGGCGTACTCGTCCAGCTCCTCCCACTCGTCGGCCATGCGGAGCAGCCTTTCACGCATCGCGCGCAGCGTGCGGCGCTGGTTGCCGGCGAGCTGCTTGTCCGTGGCACTCATGCCAGTCTCCGTTGCTCGGGCATGCCGCCCACACCGTGGTGCAGCTCGGCCTTGCGGCCGGTCTCGACGCCTCGGTTGAAACAGTCTTTGACGTTCTTGCCTTCGTCTCGGCGCTTGGGCGTCACGAGGTCAAGGCTTGGGTAGGTATTGGCCATGTAGACCTCCAGCAGCTCCACATTGCGCTCGGTGCCGGCGAAGCGCTGGACCAGGGCCTGAACGCCGCGCACCCAGCCCAGTGCGAAGGCATCGCCGCGTGCGGTGCGGGTGGCGGGCTTGCAGTTGCGCGACTGCTTGGCCATGTGAGCCAGGCGCGCGCGGACGAGCTGGCCGGCGAGCGCTTCGAAGGCATAACCGCCGATCTGCGGCAGCGCGTTCACGCCGATGAATTTCCAGTAGCGCAGCCGCCTGGTCGCGTCCAACTTGCTGGTGGTGATCATGTCGCAGCCATAGGCATCGGCGATGAGCTGCGCCAGGTTGGTTTCCCAGCGCAGGATCGGCTGGAACTTGGCGCGTACGGTGACCTCGGCCACGCTGGCCAGGGCTACGCCCTGCTCGTCCAGGCCGTGCTCCCGCATCAGCGCTTGCGCCTGGCGCAGCACGGTGGCGGCCTCAGTCGGGTTGCCGCTCTTTGTGAGCTGCAGGCACTTCTTGATCTTGCTGATGGCTTGGTCGCGGGTCATAGGGCGCTCCAGATTGATAGGCCGGTGTTACGGACACCGGAAACCGGGCAATGCCGCACGGCTCGTAGCCAGGGAAAGGTGGGCCCGGGCACGAACCTGCTCAAACGCCTGCGGTAGTTACTTGGCCTGTTGAGCTGCTCCTGCCAGCTCGGCCTGGGGACCACACACCGCTTACGTCCCACCGGCCTACGCGCCCCTGGCGGCCGGCTGCGCGTGATTCGTCAGAGGTCGGCCGGGGCGCTCTGGTCTTTCGTCAAGTCGGCGATCAGGGCCTTGACGGCCTTCTCGACCTCGCCGTCCACCGAGGTGATGACTACCGCGTCGGTGTCCTTGCCAAGCTCAACGCCGAGGCGCTTGAGCACCGCGCCGTCGAGCTTCTCCAGGGCCTTGGCCACGGGTTTCTCGGTGGTCTTGATGAGCAACTCGACCTGGCCTTCGGTGATCACCGAGTCGGCGGCCAGCTTCTTGATGCGGGCGCAGAGCTTTTCGTCGTCGGCCCAGGTCAAGGCGCCACGCTGCTTGTTCAGGCCGAATTTCAGGCCATCCACGACCTGGGTGCGTGGCTTGGCGAACAGCTCGGGGGCGGCCTCGATCAGGGCCTTCAGCTCTTCGTGCTGCTTGGCCACCTTGCGGGCGGCGCGCCTGATATCGGGCAGCTTCTCGGCCTGCACGCGCTTGATCTGAACGTCCAGGCTGATGAACAGCGCAGTGATCGTGTCGCGCGAGGCGCTCAAGGCCTTGGCCTTCTCTTGAATGTCGGCGAGGGTGATGGTGGTCATGATGACTCCGGTGGTTGAGGCCCTAGGCCTGGTTGAGCTTCAGCTGGCCCAGCAGCTCGGGCAGGCCGACGTTGCGCATGCGCGCCAGCAGGCGCAGGCTGTGCAGGGCGCGGTGTTCGAGGAACTCACAGCTCTGCTGCAGCTCCTCGGGTGTGACGGGGACGAAATAGCCGCTGCTCGGCCTGGCGCAGATTGCGAAGCCCTGCTCGCGCAGCTCGCTGATCAGCTTGCGCAGCGCGCGTGGGCCATCGGTGCCCGCGAAGCCGATCTTTCGAGCCAGGTCGGCGGCACTGATGCCGTTTTCCTGGCCCTGGTGCTGGGCCAACGCGTTGAGCAGCGTGGTGGTGTTCATGCCTGCGCGCTCGGCTGGGGCAAGCGGATGTGCTCAGCGAACGCGAGCAGCTTGCGGGTGTCGTCGGCGTCGAGAGTCACCTGCACGCCGGACTTGAGCTGTAGCGACAATGCCCAGGCATTGTTCAGAGTCACGGTAAACGGATAGCTGATCGATGTGATGTGTCCGACCTGGAAGGAAAACGCGCTCAGGTCCGCGACCTTGAGCACCTGCGTGTCCTCGGGCGGCGCGGACTGGAACGTCTCGACCGAAGGAGCCGGCACATCGGTTTTGGGCTCCGCAGGTTCGTCTGGCTGCTGTTGCTCAACCCCAAGATCGACGCCGAAGCTGCCTTCCGTCAGCGCAGCCGGCGCAGGCCAATCCGCCCACCACCCATCGGCCGCAGGCTTCTTCAGCGCAGGCTCGTCTGGCGCCTGGTCAGTTGCGGCCTCTGGAGCGGCATCAACCTGCAACGGGATCCAGGATGCCTGGATAGGCGGGGCCGAGGTGAGGACGGCAGACGGCGCCGCATCGGCAGGGGCGGACTCCTCGGAGTTGTCACCCGCCACGTGGTCACCCCAGCCGGGGCCGAGGGTTGGCGACTCGCCCGCCGGCTTGCGGCAATCGGCATCGACGTAGAAGCGCTCGTTGCCGCCATCGGGCTGGACGATGAAGCCCTCGCGCTTCAGCATCGCCAGCTGGGAAAGGAGAACGACAAGGGCCAAGTCAGGCAGGCGCTCGATCACGTGGGCCCGCGAGGCCCCTGCGCGCCCGGCGTCGCGCACGCAGCGCCATATGCGCGAGCGCGGCGAGGTCATCACGGCGATGCTGGCCGGCAGGCGCGTGGGCTGCTCCAAGAAATTGGGCACCACCAGGCCATCGTCCCGGTCAACCTGGGGCACAGGCGCTGTACCGTCGTCGTAGCCATCGGGAGTGAGGCAGGATGAATCCACCACATAGGCAGAGCCCTGACCTCCCACCTGAGCCAAATACCGGCCGCTCTTGAGCGTGTAGAGGTGCGTGCGCAGATTCTCGGGCGGGATGTGGCTCAGTGTGGGGAGCTTGCTCAGCTCACTGCGCTTGATGCCCGCGGGGCCCTCATTGCGGACGGCTCGCCAGATCTGTGCGGCCTGGCTGGTGGGCACCTTGACCGAACCCAAGCGGGCCTTCTCACCTGCAGCAGGCTCCGCATCGAACGAAACGTCGTAGCCAATCGGGACGACGCAATCGGCGTTCACCAGATAGGGCGTGAGCCTGCCGCCAGGTTGCGCGACGTGGCCTTGTGACTTGAGCATAGCCACTCGATGCCCGATGACACCGGGATCCAGATTGGCAAGATCCTTCAGCCCGCGCAGCGCGGCGAGGCCAATGCCCTCCGACCCAGCATCACGCACCGCCCGCCACACCTGGGCGGCGGGGCACGTAGCCACTTTGCCGCGCGTCATGGCCGGGCTCCGCAGTCCATCGCCAGCCGCGCCAGCTCGCGCCCCGTGGCGGCCTGCTGCTGGCCATCGCGGTGGCCTTGCTCGTAGGCGGCAACCACCTGGTGGCGCAGCTCGGTCTGCGCCTGCTCGTCGGCGCTGGCCAGGGCGGTCTCGGGGCTGGCCATCGGCTCGTCGATCTTGGCGCCGAGGCACCACAGACCGAACAAGATGGCCAGGCACAGCAGCAGCTGCAACAGCGGCGCCAGCACACCGCGCGTGCGGTGCGCGGTGCCGTTCTCGCGGAAGAGAAGACGAGATTTCATCGCGTTGCTCCTTGGGGTGGATGGGTCAGACAGCGCGCACCACGTCGCGCGTGATCACGGGTACGCCGAGGCTGGCGGCGACGTTCAGGCACGCCGTCATGAGGTTGTTGATCGCCAGCGGATACAGCAGCGATATCGGTGTGGCCTTCCGGTCGTGGCCCTGCACCGTGAGGCGGGCGCGCATCTCCTCGACACCGCCGTCGTCGATCAGCTCACCGAGCTGGCGGCCGGCCAGGCCGGCCTTGTGCGCCAGGTAGCCGCGCAGATCGCCATCGAGCGGGGGCAGCTCCACCACCTCGCAGCGCTGCACCACTTCGCGCATGTCGGCGCGGCGCTCGCTGAGCTTGCCGCGCAACTCGGGCTGTCCCAGCAGCAGGATGCCCAGCGCAGCGCGGCGGCCGATGCGGCAGGCCTCATGCAAGCGCTTCAGAGCCTTGGCGGTAGCGATGGGCAGCGCATGCGCCTCCTCGATCACCAGCAGGTGGCTGTTGCCCACCTTGGCGGACTCCTCCACCATCTTGAGCATCTTGCGGCTGCGCGCCTCGTGGGTGGCAGGCACAGTGGCTTGCGGATCGATAGTCAGGATGATCGCGTGGATGATGTCGCCCGCCTTGAGCAGGCGGCCGGCGCTCTCGGTGTCCGTCATCGACATCACCGAGGGCCGCACGATCACCACAGGCGCGCGGTCGCGCTCGATGCGGTCTTCCAGGTCACCCAGAAGAGTGGTCTTGCCCGCGCCAGATTCGCCGATGATGGCCACGAACCGGCCGTTCTTGCCGGCCTGCCACATGGCCTCTCGGACGAAGCGCAGCTCGCCGTTCTGGAACAACTCTTCTGCGCTGGTCACTTCGCCGTCGAACGGGTTGGTGAACAGCGTGAACGCCTTGCTTGCCTCGTAGCTGAGGCTCTGTTTTGCGAGCAGCATGTCAGTCGCCTTTGGTTGGTTTGCGGGGTTGGGTTGGTAGTCGGGCCCACGGCCCAGGTCGTTGGTGATCGAGGGGCTGGGCCGGGTGCGGCGTGTGCGCGCCCAGAACAGGATTTCGAGCTGCTCGGGTGTGGCGCCGCGCGCCTCGAACAGCGCCCGGATGGATGCCTTCAGCGCGGCCTCGTCTTGCCGCTTGGGCCAGCGGTTCTCGGTGGCGATATCGGCCAACGCGGTTTTGCTGATGCCCGCTGCGGCGGCCATGTCGGCGAACGACAGACCTACGTCGGCGGCAATCGTGGCCAGCTCCAGGCGCTGGCCTGGCATGGGCTGCGACGGGTCTACCGAGCGCAGTGTTTTGACGGTCATGAAAGGTCACCTCCTGCTGCACGCAGCGGTTGCACCAACTGCAGCCCACCAGGCTGAGCGGTCGGTTGTTGAGTGGCCGGCGCGAACTGCGCGGCCAGAGCGTCGATCTGGTCCTCGGGCACGCCATCGGTACCGAAGCGCTGGCTGATCCAGCTGTACACGGCCGTCGTGTAGGCATCACCCAGGCGGGCCTTGAGACGCTTGCAGGCGTCCACCACGTTGAGGCGGGGCACCTCGGTACGGCGCGCCGGTGCGTCCAGCGCCGTGCCTGCACGCGGCAGGTACGCGGGCACCTTGGCGGCCTTCAGATCGGCCAGCGGGTCGAACTGGCCCAGGTACGGCGCGGCCTTGTTGCGGCGGGCCTTGTCGGCCTCCTCCAGCGTGGCTGGCACGCCATCGGTGGCGTAGGCCTGGCGGGCAATGGCGTTGCGCTGCTCGTCCACCACCGTCAGCGGCATGGCCTTGAAGTCCTGGCCTAGGCGCGGCGCGTTCACGTCGAAGCCGAACTCGTCGCGCTGCAGCGGCTGCACGGTGTGCCACACGATCTCGCCGCTAGTGCGGTCGATGGCGCCTACGTTGACGGCGGGCGCCTCGAAGGGGTTCACGGCAACCAGCAGCTTCTCGCCTGGCGCAGCGCCGGCCACATAGCGCACGTCGTAGTCGTGCGCGCCGTAGCCCTTGACCGAGTAGCTCACCAGCATGTCGTTGCTCACGCGGCGCTTTTCCGGTGCGCTGGCGGGCAGTGCACGCAGCAGCTCGACCTTGGGCGCAATGCGCAGCTGCGCGCCGGTAATGTGCGACCAGGCGCTGTAGCGCGTCATGCCGTGGCGGCTGTGGCGCTGCGTGCCGTTGAACCAATGCATCCACTGGTCGGCCAGGCTGTCGAGCATGGCCATCGTGATGGTTTCGGCGGCGATGAACCTCAGCGTGCCCTCCAGGCCGCGCTCCACCAGGTTCTGGCTGTTCTCGACCGAGCCCGTGGCGCGTGAGTTGCGCGGCTTGTGCCGCTCGGCCTTGATGTCCAGCAGTTCGCAGAAGTTCAGGAACGCACCCGACTTAAAGGCCGCGCCCTGGTCGGTGTAGATCATGAAGGGCACGCCGTAGAACGGCAGCACCTGGCCCTCGGCACCCGTGCGCTGCACCATCAGCCAGATCAGGAACTCCAGCGCATGCTCCGTCGTCTCGCCGCCGGTGTAGAAGCGCACGCCGACGCTGCCGCTGCAGTGGTCGGTGCCCACGAAGCGCACCACCAGGTCGTTCATGATCTTGGCGATGTTGTGCAGCTTGTTCTTGTAGAACTCGTCCCGCTCCATCAGCGCCACCTCGCCCTTGGGCGTGCGGTAGAGCACGCACACCGAGGCGTCGAGCTGCCACACCGCGTTCGGGTGCTCGGTGCGCATGCGCACCGAGGCGCTGGGCTCGGCCACCTGGTCGGGGTGCATGCCGCGCTCGCGCATTAGCGTGCTCACCCGGCTGGCGCTCAGCCGCGTGCTCAGCTCGCCGCTGGCGTGCAGCACCGCAATGACGCGCTCGATCGACCACATGGCCTTGCCGTTGCGCCGCCCGGTGGACAGCACGCCAGCCACCTTTTGCAGTTCGGCATCGGAGATGGCGGTGGTGTTGGCATCAGCCCGGCGCTTGCGCTCGCCCACGCCCGCCAGGCCGGCCTGGGCTTGCTTGATCAGGCTGTAGGTGCGCTGGGTGCTCAGGTTCAACGTGGCCGCTGCGCGGGCCACGATCTCGGCCTTGGTGCCGTGGGGCGCCTCGGCCAGCTCGCGGGCCGCCTGCCGGATCACTTCCGCCTTCAGATGGTTCATGGTGTGGGTGCTGAGCTGCGTGCTGCTGTTCTGTTGACCGTTCGGGTCAGTCTTTTTTGACGCCGACCGCTGCGTTCAGGGCGTCCACGTCCAGCCAACTGGGCCGGCCACCGATGGCGTCCGCGCTGGTGTCCACGTCCAGGCCGTGCTCCATCACAATCTCGCGCACCGTCATCACGATGTGCTGCATCGCCTCCAGCGCGCGAGCGCGCATCGGCTCGCGGGGGTGCGCCTGCAGCTCACGCACGACGGCGGCCAGGCGCTCCACCTCGGCGGTGGTGGTCATCACGCAGCTGAACAGCTCGCTCAGCGCGGCGGCGTCTTCGGCGGTCTTGGCCGGGTCGGTCTTCCTGGGCTTGAAGGGGTGTTCGAGCTTTTCGGCCAGGGTGTTTATCTTTTCGCCCTGGCCCGAGATCACTCGGTCCTTGGCTTCCAGGCCTTCCCGCGCTTCGCGCAGGGCGGCGCGCAGCTCGGTGGTGCTCATGGACGAGACGGCGTCCAGGTCCACCTCGCCCAAGCTTCCGCCTGAGGCCAGGACGTCGATATCGTCGTCGTCCAACACCACCAGTTCGAGCATCTTGGATTGCGTGCCAGCGGCCTCCAAAAGCGACTTTGTGTCGCTTTTGGAGAACTTCAGGGTGGCCGCCATGAAGCGCTGGCCCATGCGCGGATTGATGCCAAGGGCCTCCACTCGCTGAGAGAACCCGCCGTGCCCGGTCAGCTCCTTGAGCAACAGCAGCCGCTTGCCCAGCTCCATGCAGGCCTCGACCGTGCGGCGTTGGTAGAAGCGGATGCCGTCTTCCAGCGCGCCGACGCTCAGGCTGTCCTGGTAGCCCAGCTGCAGGGCCAGGGCCTGCAGGCCGGCGGCTGCTCGCTCCTCGATCAGCACCAGCTCGGTGGCCTGTGCGCCGGCCTCGGCGAGAGCTGCGTGGTTGACGTTTGCCGCGACGGGTTCGGCGGGCGGAAGTGCTTTGCGTGCCATAGGGTCAGGCCTTGTTGTTGGTGGATGAGGTACGGATGGCGAGCGCCAGGCTGGCCAGCAGCTTGTTGGTCGCGTCGTGGCAGGCGTTGATGTGGTGCAGCGCGATCTCGGGCGAGCCGGTGGCTTGCACCAGGTGCTCTGCGATCTCTTGTGCGCTGATGAAAGTGCCTGCCGTGACCAGGTGCCAAGCTATAGCGAGGGGGTCTGCAAGGATCAGCGCCTCGGTGAGGTCCTGCGCCAGGCCGGTTCTGATCCGATCGGCGAGCAACAGGTGTGCGGGTGAGTTCATCGGCTTGTCTGCCTTTCAGGCCATGCGGGAGTAGCGGCTGCGCACCTCGCCCAGGCGGTGCTGGGCGCGGTCCAGGGCGTGCATGTGCTTGAGCGCGATCTGCACGATCTGCGGGCTCAGGCGCCAGCGGCCCGTCTCGGGCACCAGCTCGGCGTAGCCACCCAGCTGCAGGTTGGCCAGGTCGCGGGTCACCATGCTGGCGTTGCAGGCCTGCTCGCGGGCGATCTCGGCCGGGGCCAGGCCGGTGATCTCGTGACCGGCTAGCAGCGTGATCAGCTTCAGCAGCCGCTGCTGGCCGTCGTGGGCGTACTGGTTGATAGGGCGGTCGGTGCTCATGGGCGTGCCTTGTTGTGCAGTGGGTTGATGGGAGGTCAATCGACGATCTCGCCGGCCTTCATGCCCAGCAGCACGGCCACCTTGTGGCTGTCGCCGCGCAGGCACTTCTTGCGGCCGGCCAGGATTTCGTAGACCAGGCTGCGGCCCACCTTGTGAGCGCGCGCCCAGGCCGCGATCGACAGACCCCGGCGCTCGAAGTCGGCGCGTGCCTGGTCTGGGGTTTTCAGCGTGCGGGGCTTGCTCATGGGCGTGCAAAAATGGTGTACGTTGGTGTGATTAAGTGGAGGTGCGCATGGAGGGCAACGAGCTGGAACATGTGTTCGCTTTTGCGGATGCGGAGATCGGGATACACCCCGACTTCATTGCGCTTCGCCTGAGACGGTGGGAAGTGCCTGCAGGGCAGGATCCGAAGCTGGTGCCGGGGTTGTGGCATCAGCTGCGGAGGCCACATCTGGAGGACCTGATTGCGCACCTTCAACAAGCGTTGCTGGATCTAGACGGCGGTAAGACCAAGGCAACAACGCCGCCTGGAGAGCCGCTGCACTGAGCCGAATGGGACTCAGCGGTATCACTTGGGCATCAGATGCGGATGCCTGCACTACGGAGATGCATGCAAGCGAAAGAGGCGACGAGGTTTTCATGCAGGTGGGGCCTACTTCTAGGGGTGTGCGTTGGTGTGAGCCAATGTGATGATGTGAACAAAGGTGTGCTTTGGTGTGATTATGAGAACTAAACGCCTCAAACGCAAGGGGCAAATGTGGATTTAAGTTCGCAAATTGCGACTCGACTCAAGGAGGAGCGAAAGCGGCTTGGCCTCGGCCAAGAGGCGCTGGCGGAGGCGTGCGGCATTTCGCGCGAGATGTATGGCAAGTACGAGCGCGATCTGGCCGTCCCTGGCGGAGAGGTACTGGCAAGAGCTGCTAGCGCCCAGGTGGACGTGCTCTATGTGCTGACGGGCGAATACGGTCCAAGACCCGTAGTCCGCGGGCTCAAGTCCTCTGCGGGTATTGCCGATTCATCGAAGGGCGGCCGGAAAACAGCGGCGGCGCAGCTAGGTCAACATGCCGCAAACGATGGCGGACCCGGTAGCAATGGAGGGCCCCTCAAGACGCGCAGCACGGATCTGCCGCCGTCGCTCTACAAAGACCCACTGGTCTGGCCGTCCGACGCGTACGCGCCGTTGGTGTTCCCCGTGCTTTTCTCAAAGAGCAACACCAATAGGGAGTACCAGGTGATACCTAGATACAGCGCGAAAGCCTCAGCGGGACTCGGCCTCGGCAACGCCGCCGACATGGATCTGGACGACGCAGGCTACGTGGCATTCGATCGCCGTTGGATGCAGGAGACCTTCGGTCGCTCCGATGGGCTCGCAACGGTCGAGGTGCATGGCGACAGCATGGAGCCCACGTTGGCCGATGGCGAGACCATCGTGATCGATACCCGAGTGAACAAGGCCGATGCCAGCGGCGTCTACGTCATCCGAGTTGGTGGCAGCGTGCTGGTGAAGCGGTTGCAGCGCAAGATCGATGGCACCTTGATCATCAAGAGCGACAACCCGGCTTATGAGCCAGAAGTGATTCGACCAGGCGAGAGGTTGAAGCTGCAGGTGGATGGGCGGATGGTGTGGCCCCGGATGAGGTGATCGGTTGGGCGCGCCGCCAGCCCACCCAATGGCGAGCCTTCAGGGAGTGAAGATGAAGAGTTCAGAAGTTCGCAGTTCCTGCTTGGCATTAAGCCTTGTTGTCGGGTCATCGCTTGCAACTGCACAAACCGACACCTTGTACGGTCTTCGATTTCGCGCCGACCCAGACCTTGAGTATTGCCAAGATGGTGATCGAGCGTTGCCGCCACCAGCCGGCAACTGCGTGACCGAGGCGAAGGCATCACGGTACGCGAAGCTCCCATTCTCGGGACCGGCCAGAGTCAGATATGCATTTGGCCTATTGCCGTTGTGGATAGACAGCTCAGAGGTGCATGCGCGGTTCATCGATCGCAAGCTGGTGCACGCCACGATCTATACGCGCGGCATCCCACACCATGAGGAGATACTCGCGGCGCTAACTGAGAAGTACGGTCGGCCATCCAGCGTCACGGCAACCCCAGTACAAAACCGGATGGGGGCCAAGTTCGAGTCTGTCGAAGCGCGCTGGCAGATCGGTGACATGCGAGTTGACTACGTTTCTTCGGCCGGTCGCATCGACAGAGGCCTGATTGTGGTCGCTACGCCAGAGGGCGCTGCGGCCGATCAAGAGGCTCGCAAGCGCACTGACGAGATGCTCAGTGGCCGCATCCCGATGTAGCCGCAGCTGGCGGCCGCTCGGGCGCGGTTGCCCAAGACGCCGACTTGAGGGCAAGCATTCGCAACAGCGCCCAGGCGCACAACCTAGAGGGGATACCTTTGGCAACGACGAAACCAGGATCAAGAGCGCCGGCTGCGCCCAGCCCGGCCCACAGGCCATCAGCGCCCGCAGAGCGCAAGTCGAACCACACGCCCAGTTCGCCACAGCATCGCGTCGAGCCGATCTACCATGCACCGGCGCCGCCTCCGCAGCCGCCCAAGAAGGGCTAAGGCGCTAATATGGCGACGTCCAAGCCCCAGCCACCACCACCACCCGACGGCACACCGCTTTCGGGGCAAATACCCAGGCCCGATGTGGAGCCCATTCTGCGCGGGCCTTCGCCGCCGCCGGCTCCGCCCCCAAAGCCCAAGGAGTGAGCCATGACCGCCGTGACCGATACAGCTGCCCAGATGTCCGACCTAGACAGGCACACGGCCTACCTTTGGGATCGACGCTGCAAGACGATCTACCGGGTGCGGCTGTCGGTGCTTTACCACCTCAAGCGCGAGCGCTTCTTTGACTCGGTCGACAAGGTGTGTTCCATGCTGACCGCCGTGGCGGCCACGGCGGCCGTGGGTGTGCTCCTGAAGAAGGTGGACGAGGTGGATATCGGCGTGGCTGCACTCACCGCGGCCTTGTCGCTGGTGCCCCTGGTGTTCAACCCGGCAGACAAGGCCCGCAAGCACGGGCAGGCGGCTGCGGAGTTTCGGCGCTTGCTGGCAGACTGCGAGCACTCCGGGGAGCGCTGGGAAGAGGAGATGTGCAATCAGTTCGCCGGCCGCGTGTTGGAGCTGGAGGCCACAGAGCCTGCACCGCTGGCCGCCTTGGTGATCGACTGCCAGAACCAACTGGCCATTGCCAGCGGCAAGCCCCAAGATCGGCTCACGCTGACCAGGGCCGAGCGCTGGTTCAAGCACTGGTGGGACTTTGACGCCAGCAAGATCGCGGCACGCAACCACAAGACCGAGTCGGCCTGACCGCTACTCAAGTAAACCGTTTTAGCTACCCCGCCCGACCCATGCAGGCCACAGTGCCTGCATGCAGCCCGACCTCCTCCTCTCGCCCCACTTCCACCTCTCGGAGCTGACCGTCTCGGCGGCAGGCGAACGCGCAGGCTTGCGCAATGAGCCGCTGCCGCTGCACGTCGCGAACCTGAAGCGCCTGGCCGAGGCCCTGGAGGTCGTGCGGTCGGCACTGGGCGAGAAGCCCATTACCGTGCTGAGCGGCTTCCGCTCGCCGGCCATCAACAAGGCCGTGGGCGGCGCCAACCAATCGGCCCACCTCGATGGCCTGGCGGCAGACATCATCTGCCCCGTCTTCGGCACGCCGCGCCAGATCTGCGAGCTGCTTGTGCGCACCGGCCTGGAGTTCGACCAGCTGATCGACGAGGGCGGGCGCTGGGTGCACCTGGCCATTGCTAGCAAGAGCGGCAAGGCCCGCCGCGAGGTGCTGACGGCGGTGTTCACCAAGGGCCTGCCGACCCAATACCTGCGGGGGCTGGTGTGATGCCCTCCGGCCTGCCCAACATCATCGTCACGGCGCCGCAGCCCAAGGCCTGGTGGCGTAGCAAGGTGCTGTTGCTCAACGCCACGGTGCTGGCCCTGGCCGCCGCCGAGAGCCAGCTGAACGTGCTGCAGCCGCTGCTGCCGGTGAACGTCTACGGCCTGGTGGCATTTGCGCTGCCGGTGCTTAACGCCGTGTTGCGCTTCGCCACGACCACGGGCGTGACGCTGCGCCAGGCGGAGCCGGGCCCGGTGGATCCGCAAGCGCAGACAGGAGCCCAGCCATGAACCCATTCAAAGGCCTGGCCACGGCCATCGCCGTCTATGTGGCCGTGTTCCTGGCCGGCATGGCGCTGGGCTGGAAGCTCTGCGATGACCACTACCTGGCCGGCCAGGCCAAGGGCGTTGAGAAAGCTCAGGCGCGCAGCGTGCAGGCCGTGGACGCGGGCGCCAGCGCTGTAGCGGCGGTGCAGACCAGCCAGGCCGTGCTGACAGCCAATGAAGCCGCGATCGACCGGGAGATCACCCATGCACGACCTGCTCTTGTCCGTATCCCCTCTTGCAGCGGCCTGCCTGTTGCTCGGCCTCTTCGTCTGGGGGGCCTGGTTGAGCCTGGCGCCGCTGATCAACCGCTGGCTGAGCCAGGGGCGCCCGCTGCCTCGGCCGTGGAAGGCCAGGCTATACCTGGCCCTGCTGACCTGGAGCTCACTCTGGGCAGTGTGCGGTTGTGGAACAGCGCCCTTGCAGGCCAATCCACTGCCGCCGGTGCCTGCCCGGCTGATGACCCCGCCGCACCCGCCTGTGCTGCTGGAGCCGGTAGACGACTCACAGACCTCTGGCGCAACCACAACGTCAACGCCAGCCTCTGCGCCCAAGACCGCAGCCAGCTCGCCGAGCTGATCGCGCTGCTGCACCGCCGCCAAGCCATCGAACAACAGGATCGCCCATGAGCAAGAACTTCACGGCCACGAGAGACGGCCTCACGATCGCGGTGACCACCGCCTTGGTGGCGGCGACTGCGCTGGGCGCGGATGCCTCCTCGGCCACGGACGCGCTGATCGACAACCGGGGCAACTACGACGCGTACATCAAGTTCGGCGCGGCTGACGTTGCGGTGGGCATCACCACCGGCGTGCGCATCCCAGCCGGCTCGCTCGCGATCTACGGCAAGGGCAACGCCACGCATATCGCAGTGATCGGCGACGGCGCCACATCGCTGATGGTGCATTTGGGCGAGGGAGTCTGAGATGGGGGCCAAGTACCCAGGGCGCTTGCCGCAGCTTCGCGCCACAGCAGCTGGGGCTGCTGCACTTGCTGACCGCTCCGGGAACATGCGGGCCTTTGGAGGCTATCTCCCAGGTGCGAAGGTCGTACTGATCGGTGACTCGCAGACCAACGGCAGTCAACAGTCTTTTTCGCCCACTGCGGTCTCCTACGATTCGCCGTCTGGCGTCCTGACCTGCACGGTCGGACTCGCCTTCTCATCCGGTGAGCGAACCAAGTTCACCGTACGGGCTGATCCGAAGTGGAACGTCTATGACGCACCTTGCACCTTGATTGATGCAACGCGCTTCTCGCTGCAGCTGCCCACGGGCCTCGCTGGACAACCCACGTTGGGTGACATCCGTATTGGGAGGTCGTCGCTTCTCCAGGCATCCGGCATTTGGGGCTACCTAAAGTCTGCGTTGCGCGGTGGCGTGACCCTGCTCCGAAATGCAGGCGTGACCGGCGAGACCATCTCCCAGGTCCGCCAGCGGGTCCCCACTGAAGTGGCGCCTCTCGGTGCAGACGTCATCATCTGGCAAGGAGGCAACAACGACATCCAGAGCAGCACGGCCGAGCAGATGTTCGCGGACACGCTGGATCTCCTTGCAACTCTGCCAGCAAACGCTGCAGTCGTGTTGATCAACCAGGCCGCAGCGACCAGCGCCTACGGTGGTTGGACCGGGGCGACGCTGGCGCGGTGCTTACAGTTCAACGACTACCTGAAGTCGATACCCACCATCTTTCCGGAAATCCGCATGCGCATCGTCGATGCCTATACGCGTGCCGTGGGTGCAGGAGGCTACTCACAAGCGACCATGATGCAGGCCGATGGATACCACTGGAGCGGGCGCCTGAGCGTGTTGATTGCACAGGACGTGGCCGACGCCGTGCGCAGCCTGGGCTATGGTTGTATGCCGGATGTGCTGCCGCAGCGGGCCGAGCAAAGCTACCATGCGAGCACCAATCCAAACGCGATCAACAAGTGCGACAACGCGTTGGTGCAGTTGGGGGCCAGCCCATATGCCACGGGGTTCTCCAATGGGAGCGCCGGTGCAGGCGCTTTCACCTCCAGTGTCGTCGGGTCAGTCCAAGCGGCGTCATGGGGCGTCGGAAAGTCTCAGAAGATCACCTACACGCCCGCGGCTGCAGGTGACATTGCGAGGCTGAATCTGCCATCGGTTGCTGGCCGGTTCGTGCCTGGCCAGAAGGTCAGGTTCAAGCTGAGACTGAAGACCACCGGCTTGGCTGGTCAATCGATCACTCGCTACCTCTCTGTATTTGCGATCTATCGCGTTGACGCAGGCACCCAGTGGCAGATCGGCGTATGGGCTTCCGGGGCGCTTGCCGCGGAGTTCCCTCAGCAGGATTGGGATACCGAGGTCTTCTCTGAGCCGATTCAGTTGCCAACAGGTGCGGCAATCACCAATCTGAACGCGGCGGTCATTCACTACTTGGACGGGCCTGGCGCGCCATGCTCGATCGAAGTCGGCCAAATCTTCTTTGAGCCCGTGGCTTGACCTCAGCGGCGACCTACATATGAACTTCTCCGACCCCAAATTCTGGCTTGAGCTGGTCATCGTCGTCTGGAACATGGGCCTGACCGCTGCCATCTGGCTGCGCAAGCCTGGCCAGGACGCCAGTGCGGCCGTCGAGGCGCTGCGCGAAGAGCATGGCGGCGAGCTGTCGAGCGTGAACCTGCGCCTAGCGCAGATCCAGACCGAAATGAAGCACATGCCGACCTCGGAGGAGCTTGCCCAGCTGGAGGGCACGGTGGGCAAGATCAACGAGCGCACCGAGGGCATGGCCGACAACATGCAGACGATGCGCGGGCAGCTCAATCGCATCGAAACCTATTTGCTGAACCAAAAATCATGAAGAGCAGCTTCGCGGACTACCAAGACGCCGATCGCCGCCTGGTGTTGCTCAAGGCGCTGGAGTCGGCCGTGCAGTACCGGGCCAATGTGTACCTGCTGCGGCGCTTCGCCGAGAGCTTGGGTCACGTCGTCGGCCTCGATCGCGCCGAGCAGGATCTGGCTTGGATGGCCGAGCAGGGGCTGATCTCCACCGTGAAGACCTTGGACGTGACGGTGGCCACCCTCACCGAGCGCGGCCTTGACGTGGCCGCCGGCAGGGCCAAGGTGCCCGGCGTGCAGCAGCCGGCCCCGGGAGGCTGACATGCCACCGGTGCGCAAGATCGCGCAGCTGCCCGCTGATCTGCGGGAGTGGCTGCACAAGACCTTCGTGGATCGCAGCTTCGGCGAGATTGAGGCGGTCACCGAGGAGTTGAACGCGCTGATGAAGCAAGCCGGCGTGGCCATCAGCATCGGCAAGAGCGCGGTAGGTGTGGAGTCGCAGCGCGTGAAGCGCGCGCAGGAAGCCATCAAGGCCACTACCGAGGCCGCCCGTGTGATCGCCGAGACCTCGGCCGACCCGGGCGACAATCGCAGCGCTGCGGCGATGGCCATCGTGCAAAGCGAGGTGTTCGAGCTGTTGCTGCAGATCCGCGAGAGCGAGGAGGAGCAAGACCCGCTGGTGCGCTTGGGCGTCATGAATGAGGCCGCCCTGGGCCTGTCTCGCCTGAGCCGCGCCCGGGTCAACCAGGCGCAGTGGGCTGACAAGCTGGATGCGCGGGCCAAGGCGGCCGCCGACAAGGTCGAGAAGCTGCTGGCGAAGAAAGGCGGCCTGACTGTTGCGCAGAAGGCCGAGATCCGCAGCAGCATCATGGGCATCGTCAAGCGCGACGAGCCGAGGGCCTGATGGCGACCGCCCGCAAACCCAAGGCGCCGTCCCCCGCGCGCAAGGTGGCCAAGGCCGCGCGCGCCATCGCTACGGCTGCGGTACTGGTCAGCCAGGCTGCAGCCGGCCCGCTGCCCTTGCCGGAGCAAGACCCGCTGACGTTCCTGAGCCACGCCGCCGAAGCCGACGGGCCGCCGCCGGTCCTGCTGCGCTATCAGCAGCGGTGGGTGGCTGATGACGCGCAGTTGAAGATTGCCGAGAAGGGCCGCCGCATTGGGCTGACCTGGGCCGAGGCGTCTGACGACGTGCTGATCGCGGCGAGCGAGGAAGGCTCGAACGTCTTCTACATCTCGGCCACGCAAGACATGGCCCGCGAGTACATCGAGGCCTGCGCCATGTGGGCGCGCGCGATCGACTTCGCGGCCGGTGCGATTGGCGAGGGCATCTACGACGACTCCGGCCCAGGCGGCGAGACCAAGCACATCAAGACCTACGAGATCTCGTTCCCGGCTACGGGCAAGCGGATCGTGGCGTTGAGCAGCCGCCCGGCAAACCTGCGTGGCAAACAGGGCGTGATCGTGATCGACGAGGCCGCCTTTGCCCCTGACCTGGCCGGCCTGCTGAAGGCGGCGCTGGCCATGCTGATGTGGGGCGACAAGGTGCGCATCATCAGCACGCACGACGGCGTGGAGAACGCCTTTGCCCAGCTCATCGACGAGGTGCGGGCGGGCAAGCGCGGCGAGGCTACGGTGCACCGCATCGGCTTTCGTGACGCGGTGGCCGATGGCTTGTTCCGCCGCGTGTGCCTGCGCAAGGGCCGCACCTGGACGCAGGAGGCCGAGGACAAATGGGTGGCCGACACCTATGCCTTCTACGGCAACGACTCGGGCGAAGAGCTGGACGTGGTGCCCAGCCAGGGCGGCGGCCGCTACCTGAGCCTGGCGCTGATCGAGCAGCGCATGACGAATGCGAAGCCGCCGCAAGGCCCGGCCCTGGTGCGCGGCTACTGGGAAGACAACTTCGCCTGGCTGAGCGAAGACGTGCGCCGCCACGCCATCGACGGCTGGTGCCACGAGAACCTGGATCCGGTGCTGAAGGTGCTGCACAAGGACCGGCGCCATGTGTTCGGCGAGGACTTCGCGCGCAACCGGAACCTGAGTTCGATCACCGTCCTCGAGGAGGATGTGGACCTGACGCGCCGGGTGAAGCTGCAGCTGGAGTTGTTCAACTGCCCGTTCAGCTGCCAGGAGCAGATCCTGTTCTACGTGATCGACCGCCTGCCGCGCTTTCGCGGCGGCGCGATGGATGCCGGTGGCAACGGATCGGCCTTGGCGGAGAAGACCGCACAGAAGTACGGCACCGAGATGGTGGAGCGGGTGATGCTCAACAACGCTTTCTACCTGGCGCACATGCCGAAGCTGAAGGCCGGCCTGGAAGACGGCACGCTAGACGATATCCCCCGCGACGCTCAGCTGCGCGACGATCTGCGCGCCATCCAGCTGCTGGACGGCATCCCGAAGCTGCCCAAGGGCGACACGTCACAGAGCGCAGCAGGCAAGGCGGCTGCGGCCGAGGGCGGCGCCAAGCTCAAGCGGCACGGCGACTTTGCGGTGAGCTTGTTCCTGGGGGTGTATGCGTTTTTCCGCGAGGCGGGCGAGATAGCGTTCACGGCCGCGCCTGGCCGGGCCTCGCGCAGCGAGCGATCGGGCGAGGGTCAGGGCTTTCGGATGCGCGCACCGACCGATGATGACTTGGCGGTTGGGGCCGATTACGACGATCCGGGGGGCTTCTGATGCGCCAAGCACCATCGCCACCCCTTCGGAATATCAATTTGAACGTTCAGAACGGGCCTCTGGGCCGCGATCGCCACCCGGCTGGCACCACCGCCGCACCCCCGGGTGTTTTGGGCGCTGTAGCGCCTGATTCTCAAAACAAGGTCTCGGCATGAAATCAACCATTCTTGATGCGCGCGGCCAGCCGATCGATCTGGGTCTGCTCGGCGAGCCACAGACGGCGCGCGTGGGCCACTTGCAGCGCGAGTTTGACAACCACCCCGCGCGCGGCCTGACCCCGTCTCGACTGCAGACCATCATGGTGGCGGCAGAGACGGGCGACCTGCTCGGCCAGCTCGACCTGGCCGACGATATGGAGGAGCGCGACGCGCACATCTTCGCCGAGCTGTCCAAGCGCCGCGGCGCGGTGACCGCGCTGAGCTGGAGCATTGAGGCACCCGACAACGCCACGGCCGAGGAGAAGTCGTTGACCGAAGAGGTGCGCGATTGGGTCAGCATGATCACATCCGACGCTGACGGCATCGAGGGCGGCGGGCTGGACCTGGTTCTGTCCAGCATGACGGGCGCCATCCTCAAAGGCTTTGCACCGCAGGAGATGGTGTGGAGCGTGCAGGAGCGCGTGCTGCTGCCGCAGGTGACTCTGCAACCGCATCGCTGGTTTACCTCCAGCGCCGACCGTCGCCGGTTCTTGCTGCGCAGCCGTGCCATGACCGAGGCCACGGCCGACCTGCCACCGGTGCAGGGCGAGGAGCTGCAGCCGCTGAGCTGGCTGATGCACGTGCACCCGGCGCGCAATGGCTACCTGGCGCGGATGTCTCTGGCGCGGGTGCTGTTCTGGCCCTACCTGTTCAAGAACTATTCGGTGCGCGACCTGGCCGAGTTCCTGGAGATCTACGGCCTGCCGCTGCGCCTGGGCAAGTACCCCAGCGGCGCTAGCGACGAAGAAAAGCGCCGCCTGCTGCAGGCGGTGACGCAGATCGGGCACAACGCGGCGGGCATCATCCCGCAGTCGATGGCGCTGGAGTTTGAGGCCGCAGCTGCCGGCACCGAAGTGCCGTTCACCGCCATGTGGGACCGCATGGACGCGGCCGAGAGCAAGGCCATCCTGGGCCAGACGCTCACGGCCAGCGAGGGCCAGCGCGGCTCGCAGGCGCTGGGCAATGTGCACAACGACGTGCGCAAGGACATTGGCAAGGCCGACGCCCGGCTGATGGAGGGCACGCTGGACAGGCAGCTGATCAGGCCGCTGGTGCTGCTGAACAAGGCCGGCGCCAATGCGCGCCGCCTGCCGCGCTTCAAGCTGGACACGTCGGAGCCGGAAGACCTGACCGCCTATGCCGACAGCTTGCCCAAGCTGGCCAATGCCGGTGTGCAGATACCGGTGAAGTGGGTGCAGGACAAGCTGCGCATTCCGGAACCCAACAAGGGCGAGGCGGTGCTGAACTCGACCACACCGGCGGCGCCGGGCCCGAACGATGTGCCACCTGGTGCGCCGGTACCGGCCCCGAAGCCCAAGCCCAAACCGGTGGCGTTGGCGGGGGAACTGCCCACCAATGCACCGGCGTCCGCACCGCGCGACCTGCTCGACGATGTGGTCGATCACGAGCTGGCCGATTGGCAGCCGCTGATGGCGCCGATGGTGGAGCCGCTGCTGGCCGAGCTGCGCCTGGCGGTGGCGGCGGGCGAGACGGCCGAGCAGTTCGCGGCGCGCCTGCCGCAGCTGATCGAGCGCATGGACGGCCGGCCGCTGGGCGAGAGCCTGGCGCGCGCGAACTTCGCGGCCTACCTGGCGGGCCAGGCCGATCTCGACCTGCCCGGCGAAGCGAGCTGAGATGCCCACGCCCGTGCCCGCTGGCCTGAGCCTGGGCCAGATCGAACCCCGAGATGCGGTCGCAGCTTTTCAGCGACGCGAGGCACTGTCTGCAAGCTACGCCTGGCAGGACGTGTGGCAAGACGAGCACTCGCGCGCCTTCGCCGTGGCCGGGGTGCAGCGGCTGGATGTGCTGAAGATCTTCCAGGACGAGATCGCATCGGCCGTGGCCAACGGCACCAGCCTGGCGGACTACAGCAAGTCCATCCTGCCCAAGCTCACGGCCAAGGGCTGGTGGGGTGACATCGAGGTCACTGACCCGGCCACCGGCGAGACGCGCATCACGCGGTTCGACGATCGCAGGCTGAAGCTGATCTACGACGTGAACATGCGGCAGGCCTTCTCAGCCGGGCGCTGGAAGCGGATCGAAGAGACCAAGAAGCGCAAGCCCTTCCTCGTCTACATGACGATGCAGGACGAGCATGTGCGTGCCTCACACCGGCGCTGGAACGCGCTGGTGCTGCCGGTAGACCACCCGTTCTGGGACACGCGCTACCCGCCGAACGGCTGGAACTGCCGGTGCTATGCCTATGCCATCGACGAGCGCGGCATCGAGAAGCTGCGCAAGGCCGGCGTGAAGATCATCACCACGCCCCCGCCCGACGACTGGATCACCTACGTGAACCCGCGCAGCGGCGAGGTGGTGCCAGTGCCTCGTGGCGTGGACCCAGGCTTTGGCTACAACCCGGGCAAAGAGCGGGACGCGGCGCTGTACGAGGCCTCTCTGCGCAAGGCCATGACGGCTTCGCCGCTGGCCGGCGCGGTGGCTGTGGCTCAGGCCACGGCCGACTATCCGGCCTTTGTGGCCAGCACGACGGCGCGCTTCGGGCCGTTCGTCGATCGCGTCGTCAAGGCTGGCCAGGCCGCTGGCCAGGTGCGGTTCATCGGCGCCGTGCCGCCGCCTGCCATCCGCGCGCTGGCCACGCTGGGCATCGAGCCCAGCACCGCTGTGGTGGCCGTGCGCGACGTGGATGTGCTGCATGCGCTGCGCGACACCAAGGGCGGCAAAGGTGTTGCACTGGATGCAAGCATCTACCGCCGCCTGCCCGAGCTGCTGGCGCGGGCCGGAGCGCTGCTGCTGGACAAGACCAGCACGCCGCCGGCGCTGCTGTACGTGGTGGACCTGCAGGGCGCTGACGGTGCCGTGGCCAAGCTGGTGGTGCAGGTGGACGTGCCGGTGAAGATCGCCACCGAGGGCGTGCGGCGCATGGTCAACATGAACCTGGTGCGCACCGCCACGCTGATGGACTCAAACGCCCTGCAGGACCGTACGCGGTATCAGGTGCTGTGGGGGCGACTGTGAGGATGAGTGAGGTCTGCCAGACAGGTGCGCGACCTCCTGTGTACGGCGGCCCAGGGAGGAAACCGCCCGTCCCGTCGCGACTCTCCGGGACTTCACTGGCAGAGGCCGGAGTGTAGGCGATGGCAGACCGTTATGTCTTGGAGCTGCTGGGCGAGCAGGCGCTGCTGACTCGGCTGAGCGCAGCGATCCAAGGCTTGGAGCATCCGCGCCAGCTGTTCGTTGATATTGGCGGGGCGCTCGAACAAAACATCAACATCAGGTTCGACACAAAGCGAGACCCAACCGGCCAAGCCTGGCAGCAGATCAGCGAGCTCACGCCGATCATTTGGGAGCGGATCAATAAGAAGCCGCTGCCTGGCACGCTGCTGGAGCGCACCAGGCGTATGCGTCAAGGCCTGGGCTCGAACGCAAGCGACCAGGGCGCTGAAGTGGGCTTCGATCAGAAGCACGCGATCTACCATGAGACGGGCACGCAGAGAAACGACAAGCCCTATATGCCACGGCGGGGCCTGATGTTTGCCGACCCAGTAGCCGGGACCCTCAGCGTTGATGACCAGGCCGAAGTGATCGAGTTGATCGAGGACTACGTTCGCGGTTTGCTGGCCGGCTGACACATGCCCGCTTGAAGTAAACCGTTTTAGCTACCCCGAATGAAGCGCACGGCAGAACATGCCGTCCATGCGCTTCTACACCGCCGTTCTCGCCGCAAGCTTCGCACTCAGCGCCACCCCGCTCGGGGTGGCTCAGCTGCTGCCGTTTGGTGAGTTCGCTGCGCGCGATGGCCGGCCCGGACTGGGCAAAACCTGGAAGATCAATGACGAACAAGGCGCGGCCTTGTCGGCGAAGCTGAACGCCGTCGCCGCGCGCACGCCCATCGTCATCGACTACGAGCACCACACCCTCACGGCCGCAGACAAGGGCCACCTGGCCATTGCTGCTGGCTGGATCAAGAGCACCGAGTGGCGCGCGGGCGAAGGCCTGTATGCCAACGTCGAATGGACGGCCGCCGCATCGGCGCGCATCGAGGCCAAGGAATACCAGTTCCTGAGCCCGATCATGACTTACGACGACACCGGCAATGTGACCGGCGTGCTGATCGCGGGCCTGGTGAACTACCCGGCCATCGTGGGCATGGACGCCGCAATGGCCGCTGCCCTCTCAACCCTCTTCAAACCCGACCCTCCGCAGGAGAAGCACATGGAACTCGCACGCCTGATCACTTTGCTGGGCCTCGCAGCTACGGCCACCGAGCAAGACGTCACCACCCACATCGCCGCGCTGAAGGCCAAGCCAGCAGTGCCTGGCGCACTGGTGACGGCCTTGGGTCTCACGGCCGGCGCCGATGAGGTGGCGGCACTGAGCGCGGTGACGGCGCTCAAGAGCGCGGACGCCAGCGTGTTGGGCCTCGTCACCACCCTGCAGGGCCAGGTGGCGGCGCTGAGCACACAGCTCAACGACGGCGCCCTCACGGCGCTGGTGGACGGCGCGATTGCCGACAAGAAGTTCACCGTGGCGCAGCGCACCGACCTGCTGAACGTGGGCCGCAAAGACATGGCGGTACTCAGCGGCCTGATTGCCTCCGCCGTGCCCATCCCCGGCCTTGCGGGCCAGACGGGCAACAAGGAACGCGAGCAACCGAACACGGTCGCGCTGAGCGCCACGCAGTCGCTGATCGCATCGCAGCTCGGCTTGGACCCTGCTGCGTATGCCAAGACATTGAAAGCCGCCTAAGCCAACTGGCAGGCCAAACACAACGCCGGGCTACGGCCTTTTGAGCACCAGGAGCAATCCATGACCGCACTGACCGCCTCTCGCGCCACGCCCCACCGCGTGGTCCATACCCGCAACCTCCCCGTGGCTGCCAACGCCAAGATCCTGCAAGGTGCACTGGTGGCCCTCAATGCCACCGGCTTTGCGACGAAGGGTGCAGTCTCGACCACGCTGAAGGGCGTGGGCGTGGCCGAGGGCACGGTGGACAACACCGGCGGCGCTGATGGCGCAGTGCGGATCTCGGTGCGGCGCGGGGCCTGGCTGATGGGCAATAGCGCCTCGACCGATCAGATCACGCTGGCCGAGATCAACACCACTTGCTACATCGTCGATGACCAGACGGTGGCCAAGACCAACGGCAGCGCGACGCGAAGCCCGGCGGGCATCGTGGCCGATGTGGATGCCAGCGGCGTGTGGGTCGAGTTCCCCTGATCCGCAGCCCACTCCACCAGCACCTCAACTTCTCAGGAGCCTTCCATGCTCATCAATCGCGAAAACCTTGCGGACATGTTCCGCGGCTTCAACATCGTCTTCCAGGACGCCTGGGCCCAGGCGCAGTCTCAGTACGCGATGGTCTCCACCGAGATGCCCTCCAGCACCAGTGAGGAGCACTATGGCTGGCTCGGCACCATGCCGCGCTTTCGCGAATGGGTGGGCGACCGCGTGCTGCAAAGCCTGAAGGCCAGCGACTTCACCATCAAGAACAAGTCGTTCGAGATGAGCATCGAGCTGGACCGCGACGACATCGAGGATGACAAGGTCGGCCTGTACAAGCCGATGCTGCAGCAGATGGGTTCGGAGGCCAAGACGCACCCGGACGAGCTGGTGTTTGCGGCCATGCTGGCCGGCTTCTCCACGCTGTGCTACGACGGCCAGTACTTCTTTGACACCGACCATCCGGTGGAGCTGGCCGACGGCACCACCGGCACCTGGAGCAACTACGGCGGCGGCGGTGGCACGCCGTGGTTCCTGCTGGATGTGCGGCGCCCCATCAAACCGATCATCTTCCAGAAGCGGCGCGACTACACGCCCACCGCGATGACGGACACGAACGATGAAGGCGTGTTCATGCGCAAGAAGTATCGCTACGGCGTGGATGCCCGCGTCAACGTCGGCTACGGCCTGCCTCACCTGGCGTATGCCAGCAAGCAGACGCTGGACGCTACCGCGTATGCCGCCGCCCGGGCCTCGATGGGCTCGCTGAAGGGCGACAAGGGCAAGCCCCTGGCCATCAGCGGCAACCTGCTGGTGGTGCCGCCCAGCCTGGAGAAGGTCGCGCTGGAGATCGTCAAAGCCGACCGCAACGCCAACGGCTCCACCAACGTGTTGGCCGGCACGTCCACGGTGATGGTCAGCCCCTGGCTGGCCTGACCTTCCGGACCATCCCAAACTCACAGGAGCGCCAAGACATGGCAACCAGATCCAAGAAGGCCGTTTCGGCCGGCCCGGCCACTCGCGGCCTCAAGGTGGTGTCGCGCACCGCCAGCTTCTATCGGGCCGGCCGGCAGTTCACGGCCGAGCCGACCACCGTGCCGCTGTCGGAGCTGACGCCCGAGCAGCTCGAAGCCATCACCGACGAGCCCATGTTGGTCTCGCAGGAGGTGGACATCGAGCCGGCCGAAGACGCCGCCGCCGACACCTGAATACACCCCCGCCGAGCGGGCTTTGATCGACGTGGCTTGTCATCCGGCCGCGTCGGGAGCCTTGCGAATGACTATGGCTGCCAACCCACGCCGGGGCGGATAACAGCCGAGAGGTTTGGTTGAAAGCCCCGGCCCATTCGGTCACCACCTTCGAGGATCCAGTCATGTCCACCGTTCGCGCCAAGTTCGTCTGCATCTCGGTGCATGGCGACATTCTGAAGAGCGTCAACCTGATCGCTGTCACCAGCGACAGCGAGGAGAACAAAGCGTTCTTCGAAGCGTCGCCGGGCGGCTCGATTTCGCTGGCCGTCCTCAACGTGGCGGCCTCGGCGCAGTTCGAAGTGGGCAAGGAGTACTACGTGGACTTCACGCCCACGCCCACGTCCATCGCTGAAGCCGTGGCCGCTGCAGCCTGAATCGACTGGCCATGTACGCCACCCAGCAGGACATGATCGACCGCTTCGGTACGCCGAAGCTGGTGCAGCTGACCGACATCAACCTGCCCATGACGGGCCTGGTGAACGGCACAGTGCTGGATCGTGCGCTGGGCGATGCATCGGCCGAGATCGATGGCTACCTGGTGGGCCGCATGGCGCTGCCGCTGGCCAGCCCGCCGGCCATCCTGAAGGTGCACTGCTGCACGATCGCGCTGTATCGGCTGCTGGGCTCCTCGGCCGAAGAAGGCTCGCGGGAAGACTACAAGGCCGCGCTGGCCTACCTGGCCAAGGTGGCCGATGGCCGCATCAGCATCAGCGCACCGGCCGACACGCCCGCGCTGGCCGGCGTGGGCGCAGTGATGTTCGACGGCGGCAGCAAGGTGATGGGACGCGAGCTGTGAGCACCCCCGCGATGCTTGCCAACTACCTGTTCCTGCAGCCGCTGATCGAAGCGCGGCTGAAGGCGGAGGTTGCGGGCGGCATGCCGGTCGAGGGCATCGAGGAGCTGGCCCAGGCCGGCAAGGAAGACCAGCGGCCGTTCGTGATCTTCGTGTACTGGGCGGGCGACCGCTTCGATGAGACCGAAGCCGGCCGCGCAGGCCGGGGCACCAGCCAGATGATGCGCCAGCGCTGGTTCGTGATCCTGTACGCCCGCAATGCAGCCCAAGCCAACCGTGATGCGCGCAATGCGTCGGTCGGGGCCTTGTTGACCCAGCTGCACAAGGCGCTGGCGGGCTGGCAACCCGAGGGCTGTGCGCGGACTTTCACGCGCTGCAACGGCCTTGTGCCGGACTACACCCGGGCCAGCGGGCTTTACCCGCTGGCCTTCGAAATCACTCTCACTCTGTAGGAGAACACCATGCCTGGTTTTTCTGGTCAAGGAAAAGTCTATATCGCACCGCGCTTGTCCTCGGGCTTGCCGGGCATCTTCCGGCAGTTCGGCAATGCGTCGATCTGCAAGGTCACCCAGACCGTCGATACCGTCGAGCGCAATGAATCGCAGACGGGCAACCGCCTGCCATTTCGCCGGCTCACGCGGGGCCAGGGCGGCAAGCTGCAGCTGGTGGGCGACGAGTTCAACAAGGAGAACTTCGCGCTGGCCACGCTGGGCGTGTCGGCTTCGGTGGCCGCTGGTGCCGCAGTCGCCGGCTACGTGCTGCCCACCGGTGCGGCCGTGGGCGACATGCTGGTGTTGCCAGCCAAGAACGTTTCTGCCGTGGTGATCAAGGACAGCACGGGCGCGCCCAAGGTCCTGGCCACCCCGGCGAACTATGACCTGGATGCGTTCGCGGGCGCAATCACCCTCAAAGACCTGACGGCCGGCGGGCCCTACGTGCAACCGTTCAAGGCCGACTTCACGCCGGGATCTGTGGATGTGATCGGCGCGTTCAAGGCGCCCAACGCGGAGTACTTCGTGCGGCTCGACGGCGTGAACACCGACGACGGCAACAAGCGAGGCATCTGCGACGTGTTCCGCGTGCGCTTCGACCCGACCAAGGCGCTGGACCTGATCACCAATGACTATCTGGATTGGGATCTGGAGGGCGCGATGCTGGTGGACCTGACGCGCTCGGCAGCCTCGGCCGAGGGCCAGTATTGGAGCTGGACGCAGGCGGCAGCATGAGCAAGGTCTCTATCACCTTCATTGCGCCGCTGGTGCGCGAGCTGGACGTGGACGGCACCGAAGTAGTGGTGCGCACGGCCGACATGGACCAGATCCTGCAACTGCTGGCCTTCACGGCGCCGCTGCACGACGAGCTGGCGGCCGCACCAGGTGCAGCCATTGCCGCCATCAACGGGGCTGAGCTAGCCGACGCCGACAAGCTGGCCCTGGTGAGCTGGCTATGGGGCGTGCTGGCCCGGCACAGCCAGGCTGTGAAGAGCATCGTGGCGGTGTGCACACGCCAGCCCGAGGCCTTTGTGGGCGCGCTGCTGCCCGATCGCCTGCTGGCGCTGCTGCTGCTGAGCGTGGAGGTGAACGCGGATTTTTTTACCCGGATGCTCCAGCCGCTGCGCGACCTGGCGCAAGGCCTGGCCCTGCCCGGCGGCACCGGGGCGGCGGATCCGCAGTCAGCCACCTCGACTGGCCCAGCGCCTTCGAGCAGTTGACCGCGCACGGCCACCGCCACGCCGACATCATGGGCTACACCCTGGCCCAGTTCACCGACTACCTGCGCTTGAGCTACGAGCGCGAGCGGCGTGCCCTGCGGTGGCAGGTGATCGCGCCGCGCCTGGCCTGGCTTGGGGGCGAGCCACTGGCCGACGCGCTGCAGCTGCTGGAAGACTGACCCGAGCCCACCATGAGCAACAAAGAGCTGGAAGTCAAATACAAGCTCAGCTTGCTGCTGGACGATGCGCTTAAGTCTTTGCGGTCGTTCAAAGCGGAGTTCAGCAGCCTCGGCAGTGCGACCGCGCCCACTGCGCCGACTGCCGCCCTGAACAAGGGCCTGGACCAGACCGAGGCGCGCATCAAGCGAGTCTCGGACGCAGAGAAGGCGGCGGCCAAGGAGGTGACGGCCGCCAAGAAGGCCGCCGAGGCCGAGCAGGCTGCCGCTGCCAAAGCTGCCGCGCAGCAGGCAATGGACGCCAAGCGCGCCCAGGCCGCCGAAGAGCAGCGCCTGGCCAAGGCCACAGCAGCTGCCCAGCGCGTTGCCGCCAAGGAAGCGGCCGACGCCCAACGGGCGATCCAGAAGCAAGCCAACATCGCCACCAACCAGGCACGCATGCTGGGGCCTCAGCTGACGGATATCAGCGTCGGCCTGGCCACGGGCCAGAGCCCGTTCTACGTGGCGCTGCAGCAGGGCGGCCAGCTCATCGATATCTATGGCGGCGCGGGCAAGGCGCTCCAGGCGCTGATGAACGTGTTCACGCCGGCCCGCGTGCTGATCTTGGGCGTGGCGGGCGCGCTTGGCACTGTGGCGTACCAGGCGCTGCAGGGCGCGCTGCAAAGCGATGCGCTGAACAAGAGCCTGGCGCTGACGGGCAACATTGCAGGCGTGACGGCCGGCACCATTGACCGCTCGGCCAGGTCGATCGGCGCCGCCCAGCAAGTGAGCGTGGGTGCCGTGCGCACTGCGTTGTTGGCGGCTGTTGAGACGGGCACCTTCCTGGGCTCGACGCTCGATAGCGCCGGCCGTGCAGCCGTGGCGCTGAGCAAGCTCACCGGCAAGTCGGCAGATGAGCAGATCAGGGACTTTGAGGCGCTGGGCAACGGGGTGGCCGACTGGGCGGCCAAGCAAAACCGGGCCTACAACTTCCTGACCGCCGAAGAGTTCAAGCATGTGCGCAGCTTGGAGGCGGCTGGCCGCGAGCAAGAGGCCATGCGCCTGGTGCTGGACAAGCTGACCGCCACGATGGAACAGCGCGCCGTGCCGGCCATCGGGTTGCTTGAGCGGGCATGGAACGCCGTCAAGAAGGTGGTGGGCGACACCGCCGATGCCATCAAGGGCATTGGCCGCGCGCTGACGCCTGAGCAGGCGCTGGCTGCGGCCCAGGAGCGCCTGGAGATGGCCCGCCGCGCTGCCGGCGACAGGCCGTCCATCGGGCCCTATGGCGGCCCGCGCAAGGGCGGTGCTGACATGGTGGCGCAGCGTGAAGCCGAGGTGACCACGCTGAACCGCGACATGCTGCGGGGGAGCGAGAACGCGGCAGCGCTGCAGGCCGAAAACGCCTTGATCAAGCAGGAGCAAAAGCAGTTCCAGGACGCGCTGGCCAAGACCAATGAGGCCGGCGCCGCCCGCTTGCTGCAGCAGCGAAACGCCGCCCTGGATGCAGAGCAAGGCGCGCTGGAGCTGGCCCATGCCAAGGGACTGCTTTCGGAGGAGCAGCACAGCACCGATCTCAACAACATCGAGCTGCGCCGCCTGGCCGCGCAGCAAGCCAACGTCAAGCGGCGCATCGAGCTGGCCGCCGCCCAGAAGCCCGGCACCTCTTTGGAGACCGAGGCACAGAAGGCAACGCTTGAGCAGCTCAATGGGGAGCTTGATGCAGTGCGCGGCCGCATCGCCCAGGCCGGGGCACAAGGCCGGGCGATCGTGGCGGCCGCCGCGCTCAATGAGAGCCGTGAGCAGGCGCAGGCCTGGGCTCAGGTGTGGCAACAAGCTTTCACCCAGGTGCGCCAGTTCGCGGCCGAGAACGCCGCCACAGATGCCAGCCGCTTGACGGATCCGATTGCCCGAGCTGAAGCTGAGGCACAGGCAAAGGTCGCGGCCATTCGTCAACAGGTGGCCGAGCTGCAGCGAGATCTGAAGCTGCGGCTTGCACTGACGTTGGATCCTGCCGCCAAAGCCAGCATCGTCCGGCAGCTTGAGGCACTGGGCCGCGAAGGCTCGAAAGCAATTGAAAACCAGACTGATGCCGGTAAGTTCGCATCTTTGCGCGCCCAGTGGTCTGAATCTACCGATGCCCTGATGCTCGCTGAGCGAGCGCTCGACCTTCAGGTACAGCAGGGCGCGATCACCACGCAGGAGGCGGAGCAACGCAAGTTTGAGGCTCGCGACAAGGCGCTGCCGCAGCTGCGCGCGCTGCTTGAAGCGCTGCGTGCATTGGCCAGGACGGATGCAGAGCGCAATGTGATCGATGGCTTGCTGCTCGACATCGAGCAGCTGCAGGACCACACCACCGATCTGACCAAGACTGTGCGCGGCAGCATCAGCAGTGGCTTCGGTCAGATGTTCAGCGACATCGCTACGGGCGCCAAAACGGCTGGCGACGCCTTCAAGACCTTTCTGGGCAATGTGGTGCGGTCCGCCCTGAACGTCATTGGCCAGCGCCTGGGCGAGCAGCTCGCCAACTCGCTGCTGCCCAAGGGCGGCGGCGGAGGAGGAGACTGGCTGTCGAAGGGCATCCAGTTCGTGGCCAGCTTCTTCCACACCGGTGGCGTCGTGGGCACGGGCGGCGGCCGGGCGATGTCGGCCTCGGGTCTGGCACTGGCCACTGCGCTGGCCGGGGCGCCGCGCTATCACGCGGGCGGGATCTCGGGCATGGGCCTGCGCTCGAATGAGGAACTGGCCGTTTTGCTCAAGGGCGAGGAAGTGCTGACCGAGGATGACCCTCGGCACGTGCAGAACTTGGGCCGCGCTGGCGGTCGCGCCGTGGGTGGTGGCGTAGTGGTGAACAGCAATGTGACGATCACCGGAGCCCAGGGCGACGGCTCGGCGCTGCAGCGTGCAGGCGACGATCTGGACCGGCGCATGACGAGCGCGATCGACAACTGGGCCGTCGAGCACAGCCGCCCGGGCGGCATCCTGGCTGAAAGGGGCTGACCGTGGCTGAGTTCCTGTGGGTTGAATCACCAGGCACCGCGCTGGACCTGCGCCCGAGCGTGGTGGCCACGTCGTTCGGCGACGGCTACGAGCAGCGGGCACCTGACGGCCTGAACCCGAACAAGCAGTTCTGGGACGTGGTGTTCGACCACGCCGAGACACCGATCGCCGACGAGATCTATGCCTTCTTGAAAGACGGCCTGGGCTGGAAGACCTTTGACTGGACGCCGCCCCGGCAGACGGTGCTGCTGAAGTTCAAGTGCACCTCGGTGCGCCGCTCGATCACCGACACGATTGGGCAGGACACGATCAACGCCAAGTTTGAGCAGGTGTTTGAGCCATGACCATCACGACCAAGATCCCCAAGGACATCGCCACGCTGGAGCACAGCGCGATCATCGAGCTGTTTGTGCTCGATGCCACCGAGCTGGGCGGCGAGGTGCTGCGCTTCCATGCCGGCACGAACGAACTGCTGCAACCGGTGATCTGGCAGGGCCAGGAATACCAGCCGTTCCCGATCGAGGCGGAAGGCTTCAAGCAGGCGGCCGATGGCCCGCTGGCCCGGCCGGTGCTGCGGGTGAGCAATGTGCTGGGGCTGATCGGTGTGTTGATACGCGAGTACAAGGGCCTCAAGGGCGCCAAGTTGACGCGCAAGCGAACGCTGGCGAAGTACCTCGACGCCGTGAACTTCACCGCGGGCAACCCACACGCCGACCCGTACTCTGAGTACCCCGATGACGTGTGGTCGCTGGACCGCCAGCGCAGCCGCAACAAGATGCTGGTGGAGTACGAGCTGGCCAGCGCGATGGACGTGGCCGGGGTGATGCTGCCGCGCCGCCAGATCATGGCCAACTCCTGCAGCTGGCGCTACCGTGGCGCTGACTGCGGCTACACCGGCGGCGCCGTGGCCAAGGCCGATGACACGCCCACCAGCGACATGGCCCAGGACAGATGCTCGCACCTGCTGAGCGGCTGCAGGCTGCGTACCTGGCCCGATGGCGAGCTGCCCTTCGGCGGATTCCCGGGCGCAGGCATCGTTCGCCAGGTCTGAAGTAAACCGTTTTAACTACCCCGCAGCCCGCGCGCGCGGGAGCATGCGGGCCATGTTTGCTGCCCTGTCTGCCCCTGTTGGCGATGCCATCCACACCGAGCTTCACGAGCTGATTCTTCAGCACGCGCAAGAGGCTTATCCGAACGAAGCGTGCGGCCTGGTGGTGCGCATCGACGGCTCGCTGACCTACCGGCGATGCCGCAACGTGAGCAGTTCGGGCAGGGACAGCTTTCAGGTTCACCCCGAGGACTGGGCTGGCGCGGAAGACGACGGCACGCTGATGGCCGTGGTGCACAGCCACCCGGATGACAGCGCTGCGCCCTCGGTGCGCGACCGCCTGGGGTGCCACCAGACGGGCCTGCCTTGGTACATCGTGGCAGTGCCCGGCGGCGCCTGGACCTGCAGCGAGCCGGAGGCAGAGATTCCGCTGGTGGGCCGCCCGTTCGAGCATGGCGCGCTGGACTGCTACACGCTGGTGCGGGACTACTACCACCAGGTGCTGGCCATCGAGCTACCCGACTTCGAGCGGCGCAACGACTGGTGGAAGCACGGTGATGACCTGTACCGCAAGCACTTCGCCGAGGCCGGCTTTGTGCGCATGGGCGACCCGGACAACACGCCGCTGCAGCTGCACGATGTGGTGGTGATGCAGGTGGCGGCCGACCAGGCCAACCACGCGGCCATCTATGTGGGCGGCCAGCGCATCCTCCACCACTACTACGGCCGCTTGAGCGGGCACGACGTGTGGGGCGGCTACTGGCGCCGGCATGCCGTGTTGCTGCTGCGCCATCAGAGCCAGCTGGGCGCGCAGCCATGAGCGCGGTCGCCGCGATCGGCGCCGAGCAGCTGCGTGAGGTGCGTCTGTACGGCGTGCTGGGCAAGCAGTTCGGCCGCGTGCACCGCTTGGCCGTGGCCAATGTGCGCGAGGCCGTGCAGGCGCTTAGCGTGGTGGTGCCAGGCTTCGGCCAGCACCTGATCGACCACAGCGAGCCGGGCTACCGGGTGTTCCTGGGCCGGCCTGGCCAGGCGCCGCGCACCGAAGAGCAGCTGGAGGCGCCGGTGGGCCGCCGTGAGGCCATCTGCATCGTGCCGGTGGTGGCTGGGGCCAAGTCTGGCCTTGGGCAGATCATTCTCGGTGCGGTCTTGATCGGCCTGACCGCCTGGAACCCGCTCGGCCTGTTTGTGGGGCAGTTTGCCGCGTTCTCGTTTAGCGCCGCCATCGGCAAGGCAATGATCCTGGGCGGCATCGTGCAACTGCTCAGCCCGCAGCGCAAGGCCGGGCCCGACGTGAAGGCCGAGAGCACACCGAGCTATGCTTTCGACGGCGCGATCAACACGAGTCAGCAGGGCCTGCCGGTGCCCTACACCGCGGGCCGCGTGATCACTGGTGGCGCGGTGGTCAGCGCCGGCATCGACACCGTGGATCTGATCGGTGGCGAGTTCGTCGGCCCGGTGCTGCCGCTGGACCCGCAGCCGCTGCCCGAGTGGTTGCCCGAAGACCCGTACGCCAATGAGGGCGGGCTGTGACCGCGCGCCAGCAGTGGCCCGTGAAAGGGGCCAAGAAGGGCGGCGGCAGCTCGCCGCGTGAGGACAAAGACACGCTGCGATCGACGCAGATCGCCGAGGTGATGATCCTCATCGGCGAGGGCGAATGCCAGGGCCTGACCAACGGGCTGAAGTCGGTCTATCTCGACGGCGTGGCCATCGAGAACGCTGACGGCTCGCGCAACTTCAGTGACGTGGCCTTTGCCTACACCGTGGGCACGCAGGGCCAGGCCGCGCTGCCGGGCATCGGTGCCGTCCAAAACGAGGTGGGCGTAGGCATCCAGGTGAACACGGCCACGCCCGTGGTGCGCACCATCACCAACCCGAACGTGGACTCGGTGCGGGTGACGATTGGCGCCGCGCAGCTGAGCAAGCAGGACACGAGCAACGGCAACCTGAGTGGCTCGTCGTTCGAATGGTCGATCGAGGTGCAGAGCGACGGCACGGGCTATGTGGAGAAGTACCGGGGCTTCGTGGACGGCAAGGCGATGAGCCGGTACCAGAAGGCCAAGCGGATCCAGTTGACAGGGCCGGCGCCCTGGGACATTCGCGTCAAGCGCCTGAGCGCCGAGCCGCCGGACAGCTCGGTGCAAAACCGTTTCAGCTGGGACAGCTACACCGAGATCCAGTCGATCAAGCTGCGCTACCCGAACTCGGCCGTCGCCTGGATCCGGGTGAATGCACAGCACTTCGGGCGCATCCCCGTCGTCAGCTTCGACTGGCAGGGCATTCGCTGCAAGGTGCCCACGAACTATGACCCGATGACGGGCACCTACTCGGGCGCCTGGGACGGCACGTTCAAGATCGCGTGGACGTGCAACCCGGCCTGGATCCTCTACGACATCATCACGCACCCGCGCTTCGGCCTGGGCGGCTATGTCAACGCAGCGCTGACCAACAAGTGGCGGCTGTATCAGATCGGGCAGTACTGCGATGAGCAGATCCCCAACGGCCGGGGCGGCACCGAGCCGCGCTTCCAATGCCATGTGGTTTGGCAGACCCGCGAAGAAGCCTACAAGGTGCTGCAAGACCTGGCGGCGATCTTCAGGGGCATGGTGTTCTATGCCTCCGACTCGATCGATTTCAGCCAGGACGCCCCGGCCGACACCGAGCTGACCTACGCCCCGGCCAACGTAGAGGGTGGCGTCTTCACCTACTCGGACACGAGCGAGAAGGTGAAGCACTCGGCCTGCATCTGCTATTACAACGACCTGGCGCAGAGCGGCAAGCGGGTGCCCGAGGTCTATGTGGACCCGGAGCTTGAGGCCAAGTACGGCTGGCGCGAGCTGGAGCTGCAGCTGATCGGCTGCTGGAGCCGCAGCCAGGCGGCGCGGATGGCCCGCTGGGCGCTGTACAGCGAACAGCTCGAAGGCGAGACGGTCAGCTTCAAGGTGGGCTCTGACGGCGCCTTGGCGCGCCTCGGCAGCGTGTTCAAGGTGGCGGATCCCTCGGAGGCCGGTGAGCGCCTCGGCGGCCGCATCCACAGCGCCACCACCGGCGCTGTGACGCTCGATGCCGACGTGACGCTGCGCTCGGGCGAGACCTACACGCTGACGGTGCTCAAGCCCAACCCGGCCGAGCCGCTGCGCATGCTGACCGAGGCGCGCGTGGTGACCACGGCTGCCGGCGTGCGCCGCACGCTGGAGGTGGGCACGCCGTTCTCGGCCGCACCTGGTGCGCAGACGGTGTGGTTGCTGGAGAGCAATATGGTGGCGGCCACCACCTGGCGCTGCATATCGATCAGCGAGGTGAAGGGCAAAAACCAGTTCGAGTTGTTGGGCGTGGCTCACAACCCGAGCAAGTATGGCCACATCGAGTCAGGCCTGAAGCTGGACGTGAAGCCGGTGTCTCGGCTCACCACGGCCTCGCCACCGCTGACGGCGATCGACATCACCGAGAGCCCCTACGTAGATGTGGCGAACCCCCGCATTCGCGTCAGCGTGGCCTGGGAGGCGCCCGCGCTGGGCCTGCGTTACCGGGTGACCTGGCGCATCGCTAACGGCCCCTGGGCCACGCTGCCGGACACCACCAGCAACACGGTGGACGTGGACGGCCTGCAGACGGGCCTGTTCGAGGTGTTCGTGCAGACGATCAACGCGCTCGGGAACGTGTCGCCGGCCTTTGGCGACAGCCTGGAGCTGACGGGCGAGCTGCCGCGCCCGGCAGATGTGACCGATCTCGACGGCACCGTGGTGTTTGGCGGCCTGCTGATTGACTGGACGCCCTACAGCGCCGGCATCTACCGCGAGACGCGCCTGCTGCTGGGCAGCGACTATGCGACGGCCGTGCCGATTTGGGCCGGCGCGGCGTCGAGCCATGTGTGGGCGCCGCCGGCCGATGGCTTCTACACGATCTGGGCGGAGCATGTGGACAAGGCGGGCCGCACCTCGGTGACGCCCACCGAGCTGGCTGTGGGCTATGTGGCGGCCACCGTGCCGCTGTTGAGGCTCCGTACCGACGCCCAGGCGTTCGCGGTCAACAGCCTGGGCGTGGCCTCGCCAACCTCGATCACGCTCACGGCAGAGAGCCAGGGCCTGTTCGGTGCCTTCGACTGGGACGTGATTGCCGGTACCGCCACGCTGACCGTGGTCGACAACGTGGCTACGCTGGACTATGCGGACATGGCCACCGACATGGTGACCATCCGCGCCTCGCAGGGCACGCAGGCCGACGCAGTGACGATCCACAAGCTGCGCGATGGTGTTGACGGCGTGGCCGGCGTTCGCCTGCTGCTGAGCAACGAGGTGCATGTGCTGGCGGCCAGCAGCGCGGGCGTGGTCAGCTCGTTTGCCGGGGCGGTGACGACGGTGACGATCTGGCTCGGCCTGGTCAACGACACGGCGAACTGGACGATCAGCGCCACGCCTTCGTCGGGCGTGACGGCGCCGCTGACGTACCCAGGCGGCGTGCCAACGATCACTGTGTCTGCCATGTCGGTGGACAGTGGCTATGTGACGGTGTCGGCGACCAGGTCGGGATACCCAACGCCAGACCCGGTGAAGTTTGCGCTGGCGAAGAGTCTCGCAGGCCCGCAAGGCTCGACCGGCTTGCCAGGTGATACAGGGTCACCTGGTTCGCCGGGCTCGCCAGGGTCACCGGGTTCGCCCGGCGCCAACGGCACGCGCACGGCCTACCCCACGGCGTATCTATGGGCACTGTCGATTCCGACCGCGCCCACGGGCACATCCACATACACGTGGGCCGGAGGCGGCATTTCAGCCGCTCCAAGTGGCTGGTCGCTGACGCCAGGAGCTACGCCGGTCCCGGGCTACACGCTTTGGGCGGCCGAGGTCACGCTGACCAATACCAACACGACCCCTACAGACAGCATCGCGTGGTCCAGCGCGAGCGTTCGGGCCTCTGGCAGCAGTGGGAATGCAGGCGACTCGGCCCGCAAGGCGTACACGGTCATTTTGAGCAGCTCATCCTTCGGCTCGGGCACCAGGACCAGCCTCGGCGCCACCAGCTCGCCGGCGTCGAATGCTTGGGGGCTCGGAGAGGTCTGGTACGCCTCGCCTCCGACCGTCGCGTCGAATGAGGCTCAGTGGGAGATCAACGGCATCTATGTCAAGGCGACGGACACCATCACTTGGGAGCGGCCGTACCTCAGCTTCTTCAAGGTGGGTGCGCTTTCGGCAATCACTGCCAACCTCGGCACGGTCACAGCCGGCGAGATCAACGGGCTGTTGATCCGCACTGCCACCAGCGGCCGCCGGGTGGTGATCAATGAGAGCAGCTCCAACACAGCCCGCTTCTATGACGACGCAGGGGGTGGCATCGAGCTGCTTGCAGCGATCGGGCCAACGAGCTATGGCAGCACCTACGCGCTGGGCGACTTCGGATCGATCACCGCAGGAAACACCACCATCGGCTTGCGCGGTCGGTCGTACAGCTACATCGGGGTCTTCGGCAAGTCGATCAACGGCAAAGGCGTTGAAGGCGACTCGAACATCAATGACGGCGTCTTCGGCACGACGAACAGCACGTCGACGGACTATGCGGGCGTGCAGGGATACAACAACGTCTCGGCCGGCTGCGCAGTGAAAGGGCTGGCCACGGGGGGCGCTATCGGCGTCTATTCAGATGCCAACGGAAACATAGCGTTCAAGGGCGAGGGGGCCGTCAGCATCGCGAAGGGAACCGCGACTCATGACCCCTACGGCACGGTCAACGTGACACGCGACGGCGGCGGTGGCTCCGGTAGCTACAGCTACTACGGACTGACCAGGAATGGCCAACAGCCGTATGGCATCGGCATCGACACCGCCAACCGCCTCTGGTTTGGCGTCCCGACGTCCGGCCACAACGGGGTGGCCAACACCATCCAGATGGCGCTGAACTTCGGCGGCCTGCAGGTCACCGCCGGCTTCGGCTGCAACGGCAAGACCCCCCAGGCAGCCTATGCCGTCAACGGCGCTCTCACTGTGGCCAATGCCAACGACACCCTCACCAACCAGCTCCGCGCGGCGCTCATCGCGGCGGGCATCTGCGTCTAGGAGAAGACCATGAAAACAGCACTCGCAATCCTTGCCGCTTTGATCCTCGCCAGCTGTGGCGGCGGCGACCCCGAGCCACAAGACCAGCGTCCAGCCATCTGCCGAAACAACCCGCTCGCCTGCAAATAGGGTGCGGCCCCGAGTTCTTCCACCACTGCAGGAGACTGCTATGAAACTGCCCGTCCTGGCCCAAGACAAGGCCAACCACGCCGTCTACGGCTCCATCATCTTCGCCGTCGTCTATTTGCTGGTGATGCTGTTCCGACAGCCCGCCCTGGCAATCCCCCTGGCCGCAGGCGCCACGCTGGCGGCCGCTGTGCTGAAGGAGCGGATGGACAAGGAGGCCAACGACGAGGCGCTGACCCACGGTGAGGCGCCACCGCATGGTGTCGAGAAAGCCGATATCTGGGCCACGCTGCTGGGAGCGGCGCCATGCGCCCTGGTGGTCCTGGTGCTGCATGGGATGCTGGGCGTCCCGATCTTGCCGCTGCCGGCCGTCTGAGGCCCCGCACGCCCCATAAAAAGACAGGGCGACCATCCCCGCAGCTGTAACTGCGTGGATGGCCACCAACCCGCAGTGCATGCCTGCGAGCCAGCCAAGGCCCTGCCACCACGCGTGGCGGCCGAAGTGTATCCCCCCGGAGCTCGCAATGGCCCAGCCCATCATTCCCTGGATCGGCGGCAAACGCCGCCTCGCTGACACTCTGCTCAGCCGTTTCCCTATGCACGACTGCTATGTCGAGGTCTTCGCAGGCGGCGCAGCGTTGTTCTTTATGCGCCCACCTGCAAAGGTCGAGGTGATCAACGACGTCAACGGCGACCTGGTCAACCTGTATCGGGTGGTGCAGCATCACCTTGAGGAGTTCGTCCGGCAGTTCCGCTGGGCGCTGTCCAGCCGCCAGGTGTTCAAGTGGCAGCAGGACGCGCACCCGCCCGGCATGACGGACATTCAGCGTGCGGCCCGGTTCTTCTATTTGCAACAGCAAGCCTTCGGCGGCCGCGTTGAGGGACAGAGCTGGGGCACCGCAACCACCCAGCCGGCGATCAACCTGCTGCGCATCGAGGAGAACCTGAGCGCCGCGCATCTACGGTTGGACGGGGTGTACGTGGAGAACCTCAGTTGGGAGGCCTGCATTGACCGCTACGACCGGGCGCACACCCTGTTCTATTGCGACCCGCCGTACTGGGAGACCGAGGGCTACGGCGTCGAGTTCGGCTGGGAGCACTACGAGCGCCTGGCAGCCAAGATGGCCAGCCTGAAGGGCAAGCTGGTTCTGAGCCTGAACGACCATCCGGCCATCCGCGAGTGCTTCAAAGCGTTTGAGATGGAGTCGCTGGAGATCGACTACACAGTGGGCGGCGGCGGCAACAAGGTCACCAGGCGCGAGCTGATCATCTACAGCTGGCCGATATCGCAGGAGCCGGCCGGGCTGTTCTGACCGGGTTGCAGCCAGCGGAATTTAGTTACGCTGGCTGCAACACTCAGCCAAGGGCATTTATCTCACCGGATGGGCCGCATTTTTCTCGCGGCGCATCACTGGCACAGCGCGAGGGTTTGCTGGCGCCCCCTAGTTTGAAGGACGCATCGGCCCGTTCGGGCCGCGAAAACTGACGGTCGGCCCCCAAGGCGCGGTGCGCCCCGCGACTTAGCCTTGGCCACAAGGCACTTTGGGGAGGCGCACCATGCCCATCCTGGTCAATCACGCGATGGTCGGCACGATTGCCGGCGACGACATGCCGGCCGGGATCTACCCCTGGGAGGAGCCCGTCATCAGCTTCGCCTTCGACGTCGATCCTGGCAATCTCCTGCAGGACGTGGTCGGCTTCATCGGCATCGGCGGCCACTTCAATCCCGATCGCACCTCGATGTCGCCGGACAGCATGGCCGCGATGATGCAGATCGTCGGCCTCTGGGACGACCTGATCGCGCCCCAGTTCGTCTATCAGGCCGGCGACGAGGATGCCGACATCACCGTGAATCAGGTCAGCAATATGCCGGCTGGCGCGAACGGCTTCGCCTACAGCACGCTGATGTTCCCGGTGCTGCCCAACGACGCCGACGTGTTCCTGCGCGCCGAGCTGGACATCGTCCGGGGGCTGGCAGGCTGGGAAACCGCGGTGCACGAGTTTGGCCACGCCATCGGTCTCCAGCACCCCGGCAGCTACGACGCCAGCGACGACGGGGGAGTGACCTATGCGGAGCATCGCGACTACGACGAAGACACCGCACGCTTCACGGTGATGTCCTACTTCGACCCCGATGACGACGGCTCGCCCGCCGACTGGTTCCGCATCGAGGTGCTGACGCCGATGATCTACGACATCCTGGCCGCCCAGCGCATCTATGGCCCTGACGTGAGCACCCGCCTGGGCGACACCACCTATGGCTTCAACTCGAACGCCGACCGCTGGGCCTTCCAGCTGGTGGCCCACGACACCGAAGCCGACCGCGCGGCGACGACACCGGCCTTCACCATCTGGGATGCGGGCGGCGCGCGCGACCGCATCGATGCCTCCGGCTTCGCCAATGACCAAAACATAGACCTTACGCCCGGCACCTACTCCGACATTGGCGTCAACGCGATGAACGGCAACGCGCTGTCCCGCAACGTCGGCATCGCCTTCGACACCTGGATCGAGGAGGCGATAGGCGGCCGCGGCAATGACTATCTGCTGGGCAACGGCCGCGCCAATCTGCTGGACGGCGGACCGGGCCGCGACGTGCTGGACGGCGGCGAGGGCGACGACCATCTGCGCACGCTGGACCTGGGCAATGTCGACGACCTCGATGGCGGTGCAGGTGCCAACCGGCTGTCGGCCGACTACTCGGACAAGACGATGTCCATCACCTGGCTCGCCGGCCAGACCAACGACTATCTGTTCGCCGATGGGGACCGCGCACGCAACTTCCAGCACCTGGGCGAATTCGCCACCGGCAACCAGCCGGATCTGATACGGCTGGACGGGCCGGCGGACGATGGCTACGCCCAGTCGCTGCGCACCAACGGCGGCAATGACGTCATCTTCTCGGGCGGAGGCAGCGACGCGGTCGATGCCGGCGAGGGCGATGACTTCGTCAATGGCGGCAGCAACGCGACCGTGCACACCTTCGGCGCGTTTGGCACGGTGACGGGCTTCACCGGACCGACCGAGGTGCTGGCCGGCGGCGCGGGCATGGACACGCTCTCGTTCGAGGGCTTCTCGCGGACCTTTCCCGACAGCTGGGGCAATGGCCGCTACGGCGTAGCCGTCAACCTGGCCACCAACCAAACCGGCGGCGCCGCCACGGGCATCAGCATCAGCGGCTTCGAGAACCTCATCGGCACCGACCATGGCGACGATCTGGTCGGCGATGCCGGCGCCAATATCTTCGAGCCCTTGCGTGGCGGCGGCCACACCTATGGCGCCACCACAGGCGGCCCCGACCGCATCGACGGCGGCGGCGGCGAGGACTGGCTGCGCATCGACTTCTCGCGCGCCGATCTCGCCAACGCGCTGGGCATCGTCACCAATGGCAGCTCCATCTACCGCAATACCCTCGGCAATCTGGCGGTCGTGGACAGCTACATCTACGCCAGTGTCGAGCATCTGAACATCACCGGCGCCAGCCAGGCTGACTCGCTGTACTCCAACGTCCATGGCTACAGCGACACCCTGCGCGGGCTGGGGGGCAACGACAAGCTGGGCGGCAACGGCGGAGCCGACACCCTGCTGGGCGGCGAAGGCAACGACACCCTCTCGGGCCAGGGCACCTTCGGCCTCGCCTACAACGGCATTGCCGGGGGGCATGACGTATTCGACGGCGGGCCCGGCGACGATCTGATCGAGAACCTGGCCTTTGCCACCGGCTCGGTCCATCAGCTGGGAGCCGACGCAATGTTCCAGCTCGATGGCGGTAGCGGGTTCGACACCCTGTCGGCCGACTTCGCCAACCAGAGCGCCATCGCCTGGGACAGCGCGGCGCCCGGCAATATCGAGTTCGCTGATGGCGCCTACTTCCGCAACTTCGAGGCCCTGCGCTGGCTGGTCAGCGGGGTGGGTGACGACCAGATCGCGCAGCGCGGCCGGCTGGACAATTACTTCGACCTTGGCGGCGGTAACGACACGCTGAACCCGGGCCTGGGCGCTGACACCGTCAACGGCGGCGCCGGAACCGACACGCTGGTGCTGGACTTCTCGGTCGGCGACACGTCCGATCTGACCGGCGTGCAAAGCAGCGGCACCTATTACAGCTGGGGCGGCAACTGGCTGCGCGCGACGCTGGCCGACCCCTTCAATCGCCCCGACAACATCTCGGCCGACAACATCGAGCGGGTGCAGATCACCGGCAGCAGCAAGAACGACAGCCTGGCCGGCACCCTCGGTGATGACACCCTGTTCGGTGGCGATGGCGATGACGTGCTCGATGGCAACCGCGGTGGCAACAACATCCTGGACGGTGGCAATGGCAACGACACCCTCAGGGGCAGCTATGGAGACGGCGGCACCGGCGCCAATGACGTGATGCGCGGCGGCGCCGGCAACGACACGATCTTGCCGCGCAACGGCAGCGACACCATTGACGGCGGCAGCGGCAACGACACCCTCGCCGCGACCGACTTTCCCAGTGACGGCTACGGCGTCGATCAGTGGGATGCCGGCGATGGCGACGACGTGGTGGTCGACAGCAATTTCAACCAGGCCTACACCTACACCAATGCCGCCACCCGGCTCAAGCTGGACGGGGGCGCCGGCCACGACAGGCTGTCGGCCGACTATGGCGACCAGACGCAGGACATCGTCTTCATCGAGGGCCAGTCGAATTCGACCGAGTTCGCCAACGGCAGCTACTTCCGCAACTTCGAGACCCTGGGCAACTTCACCTCGGGCTCGGGCAACGACCAGCTCCTGCTCAGCGGCCGGGCCAACAACGGCATCTCCGGCGGCGCCGGCAACGACACCATCAACCCGGGCCTGGGCATCGACTTCGTCTACGGCAGCTCGGGCATAGACCTGCTGATACTGGACTATTCACAGGGCGACGAGGCCCACGTCGGCGGCGTGATCACGAACAGCCATATGCAGCGCCTGGACCTCAACACCCAGGCCGTCATCGACAGCGTGTACATCGTTGATTTCAATCGCTATGACTTCACCGGCGGCTCCAAGGCCGACGTGCTGCTGGGCGGCGACCTGGACGACCGTCTGGTCGGCAATGGCGGCAACGACACCCTGGGCATGGGCTGGGGCAGCGACACGGCACAAGGTGGCGCCGGCAACGACACCATCACCGCCAGCGGGGGCAGCGGCGGCTACGGCGTGGACCTGGTGGACGCCGGCGACGGCGACGATGTGGTCAGCGACATCTTCTTCAGCTTCGGCAACAGCTACTTCGCCAATGCCGGTACCCGGCTGCAGCTTGACGGCGGCGCCGGTCTGGACAGGCTGTCGGCCGACTTCGGCAACCAGACCCAGGACATCAGCTTCATCGAAGGGGCCGACAACAGCAGCGACTTTGCCGACGGCAGCTACTTCCGTCACTTCGAGACCCTGGGCGCCTTCTTCAGCGGCTCGGGGGCGGATGTGATCACGCTGAGCAGCCGCTTCAACAACGGCATCGCCGGCGGCGCCGGCAACGACACCATCAATCCCGGCGTCGGTCTCGACCAGGTGAACGGCGGCGCCGGTGTCGATGTGCTGGTGCTGGACTATGGCGTCGGCGACGGCGCCCAGGTCGGCGGCACCTTCTACAACGGCAATCTGCTGCAGCGCCTGAACCTGGGCAACAACAGCGTGATCGACAGCGTCCAGGTCATCAACTTCGAGCAGTACCACCTCAGCGGCGGCGGCAAGGCCGACACCTTGCTGGGCGGCGGCGACATCGACCGGCTCGACGGCCGCGGCGGCGATGACCTGCTCAGCGGCTTTGGCGGCGCCGACCGGCTGACCGGCGGGGCGGGCGCCGACACCTTCCGCGACCGGGCTGTGGATCTGCACGGCGACAGCATCGCCGATCTGGGCTTCGACGATGTGATCGACGTCCAGCTGCAGCGCTTCAGCGCCGTGAAGTACGACCCGACCACCGGCGTGCTGCAACTCGACAACCTGGGCAACGGCAGCTATGCGACCCGGCTGAACCTGGCCCCCGGTCTGGCGGGCGAGTTCCTGGCCACCCCCAGCGCCGCCGGCCAGCCGGCTTCGACCCAGGTGCGCCTGATGCAGGACAGCGACGGCGACGGCATTGCCGACTACCGCGACAACGCCCCCTTTGTGCCCAACCCGGACCAGCGCGACAGCGACCACGACGGCTTCGGCAACGTCATCGATGCCGACCTGAACCAGGACCTGATGGTCGATTTCTCCGACCTGTCCCTGTTCGAGGACCGCTTCTTCACCGGCGATGCCGATGCCGACTTCAACGGCGATGGCCTGGTGGACTTTGCCGACCTGTCGATGCTGGAAGACCTGTTCGGGCGCGCCCCGGGCGTGCCTGCCGCAGCCCCCGCGCCTGCGCTGGACGAGCTCGTCTTCGACTTCAGTGCGCTGCAGCCGATGGGCCTGCCGGCGCCGCTGATCCACGATTTCTTTGTCTGA